ATATGCCGGAACAGGTGTGCCAGAAATGCACATTGTGCTATGAGACAGAGAATGATGACGAATATCTGTGCTGTGCAACAGGAAAACTTTTGCCAGACGGAGAGAAGCCGGATTGGTGCCCGCTTCGGGAACTACCGGAGAGGATACCAGAGTTGAAATCTGGTTACGAAGATCTCAGCACATCAATACGTCGTGTGGGCTTTAATGATTGCCTGGATGATATTTTAGGAGAAGGAAAGGAATAACGAATCCTCGGTAAACAGAGGTTGCAACTTAAAGGTTTATGGATTTATTGAAAGAGGGTGAAAGCGATGGAGATTGAAACTATTGATATTGAAGTTCAGGATTATGTCAAGAAGCTCGTGAACGTAGTCACTAAGACAATAGTTGATTCATTTGAAAATCTGACTATCGAAGATGTAAATATGTTTAAGTTGGGTTACAACAAGGCTATTGATGATTTGACTGCTAACATCACTGAGCGTTTTTCCGGAATGGCTATGTCAAGCGGGTTACCAACCGAGGGCGCAACTTGGGAAAATGCCATAAGACAAGTAAATCAGATAGCAGAAAAGCTGAAAGGAGCGAAGCAGAATGAAGATTTTAAGCAAGAAGAAATACAACAAACTCATTGAAGATTTTGAGGAATCGCAAAAAAAGGTCGAGGAACTCAAAAGGATAAATGAAAGCCTTGGGAAAAAGTTAGAGGATAAAAAGACGAGTTGCAAGCTGAATAGTGGTAAGGATTTCTGCTTTAAATGCGAAAACTCTTACAGATACAAGACATATTGGGGAGGGATGGGAACCGAAAAATGCGGTTGTTTGCTTGATGTGCCTTGTGAGGATTTTAAGAGAAAAGAAAGCGAGTGATTCAGAATGAGTGACAATGTAGAGATAGTAATAGCACAGGCTTTAATGATGAGAATTAAAGATTATGCAGAAAGAGCCTTGGATAAAAAAGATGTAACACTTGATATGGCTATGGTTGAAATACGCGATACGGTTGACGCTTATGACGAGTATTTTCAGACAGGCAGAAAGCCCCAGTAATTAACTAAAAATCAAAGAAAGGAATAGGTTGTGCGCACATAAAACCGAGGTTTCCTTTTGGTAGATTTAGAATGAAAGTACATTGTTTATTTGAACAGTCAGGAACATTCAAGAACGCTTTCAAGAAATATGGAATTGAAGCCTACGACTATGATATTCAGAATGAATTTAATGAAACCGACTATGTTACTGACCTTTTTAAAGAGATAGAAGGGGGGTATCAAGGCGAGCCAAGTTTGTTTGATAAGATAAGCCCTGATGATTTGATATTTGCATTTTTTCCTTGCATAAGGTTTGAAAATCAGATAATGCTGTGGTTTAGAGGACAGTCGGCAAGTCAGAAAAAATGGTCTTTAGAAGAAAAATTCGAATTTGATATGAATTTGCTTAAAGAAGTTTCATTTATGTATGATTTGGTAAACAAAATGTTTATTATTTGCACGAGAAAAGGATTGAAATTGGTGATGGAAAATCCTTATTCAGAAGAGCATTTTTTAAGGAGATATTGGTGTTATTCCCCGGCAATAATTGACAGAGATAGAAGAGATAGCGGAGATTACTTTAAAAAGCCTACACAGTATTGGTTTTTGAATTGTGAACCACAGAACAATCTTGTTTTTGAGCCAATTAGATATGTTGGAATACACACTAAATGGGAGCATCGAACAATGAATGATTATTGTGTTACTGGAGCAAGTAATATTAAAACAGCAAGGTCAATGATACACCCACAGTACGCAGATAGATTTATCAGACGATATATTCTTGATGAAGAAATATGGAGAAATCAATAGTTATCAATTATTATCAGATTTATAAAATTAAAAAATCTAAATATCAACCAATAAAATAAGGAGAAATGGCTTATGAAATTTACAAAATTCATTAAGCCAGAACTTGAACAAATCAAAGAAAATGCCAATTTCACGGAAGAAGAGGAGAGGATTTTCTCTCTTCTTTGCCGTGGTTTTTCACAAAAGCAAATATCCACAAAAGAAAATCTATCACTAAGAACGATAGAGTACAGAGTGAGAGATATAAAAGATAAAATAGAAAGAACGGGGGTATTTGATTGGATGAAAAAGAACTGTTGAAATATGCCGTTGATAGTGGTATTCTCGACATAGCACTTGTGCAGAAACAAGTCACTATGCAAAAGAGAGAAAAATTACTCAACAAAAACCCTTATAAAATCTATCAAGGAAAGGATGAGAACTGGTACTCATATCTGCCGGATGAAGTAAAAGGCAGACGTAAAATCAAGGCAAAGCGCAGAGAAGCGGTCGAGCAGAAAATCATTGATTATTGGAAAGAGAGAGAGGATGACCCCACAGTAGAAGAAATATTCAACCGTTGGATTTCACAAAAGCTGGAACTTGAAGAAATCAGCAGAGCAACCTATGACAGATACTTAATGGACTTTCAGAGATACTTTGATGGCATCAAAGATAAGAAAATCAAAAGTGTAGACGAATGCGATCTTGAAACGTTTATACGAAACAGCATCCATGATTTCGACATGACTTCCAAGGCATTCTCAAACTTTCGGACACTGATTTATGGAATCTTTAAGTATGCCAAGCGGAAGAAGTATGTTAAGTTTTCCATTACATACACGCTGAAAGATATGGATATATCGCCAAAAGCATTTAAGCACGTAGTCCGGCAGGCAAAAGACCAAGTATATATGCCGGATGAAAAGGAACGCATGGAGATGTACTTAAGGAATCACTTGGATATCGTAAACCTTGGATTGCTATTCATGTTTAAGACAGGAGTCCGCGTCGGAGAATTGTCGACATTAAAGCGGAAAGATGTTGAAAACTACACGGTTGCTATCAATTCTACAGAGACACGCTACCGGGATGATAATGGCTTTCGCTATGAGGTCAAAGATTTTCCGAAATCAGAAGCTGGATTGCGATTTGCCATATTGCCGGATAAGTACAAATGGATTCTTGATGAAGTACGAAAGAGAAATCCCTTCGGGGAATATCTATTCGAGAGAGACGGAGAACGTTTGAAATCCTACAACTTTCGTGAACGTTTGCGGTATATCTGCGAACACGAACTGCGAATGAAAGTGAAATCTCCGCACAAAATCCGAAAGACATACGGAAGCATTCTTCTTGACGGAAAAGTGAAAGAGTCCACAATTCTTGATACTATGGGGCATACAGACATTAGTTGCACAAAAGATCATTATTATTTTGATCGTACCGGAATTGAGGAAAAGAGACAGGAACTTGACTTAATCGAAGCATTATGAGTCCTTAGTACTCAAAGGTACTCAAAGAAAAATTGAAAAAATGGCTATTTTAAGCTGTTTCAAGGCAATTACTTTAGGGTTCGATTCCCGTACGGACTGTTTTAAAAGTCGCATAAACACTGTGTTTGCGGCGTCTTAAAAAATTTTGGTACTCAAAATGGTACTCAAAAAACTGAACACAAAAGAAAGGAGTCTGCGCAAGTGCTTTAGATTCTTTTCTGTAAATGGTAGAATTGGAACGCTTTGGGCGTTCTTTTTTTATGCGGTTTTTCTGCTTATTTTTTGCGGAAGAACCGTATTTTTTTATGCAAAAATATAAGCATAGGAGGGATGCGGAATGTTATTTACAGATGAAATTCTTGAAAAAATCTTAACGAGAGAAGATGTGTCAAAGGTTCCGCTCGTGTATCAGTCAGCTATGATTCACGCAATCAAGGAAGTATTGGAGGAAGAGAATGTATCAGATGCAAAATCAGAATATGACATTTAACCCAAACCCAAGCTATGCCGCATATCAGTACAACCCAATGCAGAGATTTCAACAGCCAGAGCCACAGATTCCGCAGATGCAACCGCAGTTTCTTGGAATCCAAGGAAAAGTAGTACAGTCGGAGTCGGCAATCATGGCGAATGATGTACCTATGGATGGAAGCGTTGCGTTTTTCCCAATGCAGGACATGAGCGCAATCGTAGCAAAACAATGGGACGCCAACGGAACAATCAGAAAGACCGTTTACAAGCCTTTTAATGAGCAGATGGCAGATTCTTCAAGCGATGATAAAAGAATTGAAATAGGGCTGTCTGACGATGCGACAAGGGCTATTACTGACAAATTGGATTGCTTGTTTGGAAAGATGGAAGAGTTGGAAGATAAGCTATCTTCGCAAACGCAAAGAAAATCTTCACGAACACAAAAGGAGAGTGAGTCTTAATGAATCCTATGCAGATGTTACAGGGAATGAGAAACCCACAGCAGTTTTTACAACAAATGATGGGGAATAACAGCGTAATGAGCAACCCTATGGCACGCAATGCTATGCAAATGGCGCAGAAGGGAGATTCCAAGGGCATCGAGCAGATGGCTAGGAATTTGTGCAAAGAAAAGGGAATTGACGCAGACAAGGCTTTTGAGTCGTTTAAAAGCAAATTAGGAATGTGATACTAATTCTTGCAAGATTATGTATATAAAAATGAATTATGGAGGTAAATTCTATGTTTAACACAGGTAATTGTGCATCCGTTCCGCTCGTAGCAAACATTGACGGAAACGGAAATAACAATGGATGGGGCGCAGAAGGCTCATGGTTATGGTTCATTATCGTTATCTTCGCTATCTTCGGATGGGGTGGATTCGGTAACGGATTCGGAGGAAACGGAATGAATGGTGGTGTCGGAAGCGAAATTCAGCGCGGATTTGATAATCAGGCGGTTGTGTCAAAACTTGATGGCATTACAAACGGACTTTGTGACGGATTCTATGCAGTGCAAACAGGCATGAATGGCATCAACACAAACATTTTGCAGACCGGATTCGGCATCCAGCAGGCTATCAATGCTGATACAGTCGCTAACATGCAGAATACAAACGCATTACAGTCACAGCTCGCAAACTGCTGCTGCGAAACAAGAGAAGCTATCCAAGGCGTAAACTACAACATGGCAACTAACACTTGCGCGTTGCAGAACACCATGAACAGCAACACGAGAGACATTATCGACAGTCAGAATGCAGGAACACGCGCTATTCTCGATTATCTATGCAATGAAAAAATTTCTTCCTTACAGGCAGAAAATAATGATCTGCGTAGAGCAGCTTCACAGGATCGTCAGAGTGCATTACTTACAACTCAGATGGCAGCTCAGACACAGCAGATTATCAATGCAGTAAATCCGTCTGCTATCCCGGCATATGTTGTACCTAACCCAAATGCTTATGCATATGGATGCGGATGCAACACCGGTTGTGGCTGCTAAAACTAAATAATTGAGTATCTTAATTGAGTTTAACTCGATCATGTCTGCTAAGCAGTATTACTTATAACCAAAGGGCAGACTGTAATGTTTGCCCTTATTTTATGGAAGAGAGGTAAAAATAATGGAAGTAACAGGAATTGCATTACAAACCGTTGCCGCTGGAGAAGATGTGGTATTTACAGAAACAGCGGTAAATGGAACAAAATGTATCGTACACAGACAGGGAAGTGGAATTATCAAGCTAAGAGGTATCACAAATCAGTGCAAAGCGAGATTCCTTGTGTCGTATTCCGGCAACATTCAGATCCCGACAGGCGGAACAGTCGGAGAGATTTCTCTTGCAATCGCGGTTGATGGAGAACCTTTGCAGTCAACAAAGATGATCGTAACCCCTGCGGCAGTTGAGAATTTCTTTAATGTATCAGCACAGGCATATGTTGATGTACCTTGCGGTTGTTGCAGTACCGTAGCCGTGCAGAATACGTCCGCGCAGGCTATCGAGGTGCAGAACAGTAATTTGATTGCAGTAAGGGAGGCTTGATATTATGCATAAATTTGCGAAACAGATTATGGATTGCGTGAAAGCCCACGTTGACGGCATCGGAATCGAGAATTTTGAAGGACAAAACCTTGATGATCTCAAGGATTGGACAGAGATTGCAAAGAATATCGTATGCTTTGACAAAGACTATAACATTGTTGAAGCAATGAAAAAGTCTGAAAATAACGAGGATATTATGCGTATGCTTGAACAGTACGAGGATTATCCAGACAGAAGATTTTACGACCATTACCGCTATGCAAATGGCAGATTCGCACCGAAAGGACGTGGAACACGCAGAGGATATGTAGAACCTCCATATTATCATCAGATGCCGGAAGATTACCGGGAATGGGAAAATATGTCGGATGCAGAGCGAATGAGAGACCTTGACAGAATGAGTATGGGAAAGATGTATTATTCAGAGCCTATGAGCGGAAATAACGGCATGAGTACCGGTACTCACGATGCAAGAGAGGGCAGAGCCGGTATGAGCCGGAGAAGCTACATGGAGACAAAGGAAATGCATAACGGAAATTCACCGGAAGATAAGGACGCAAAGATGAAAGAACTCGAAAAGTACATGAAATCTCTTTCTGAAGATGTGACCGAACTGTTTTCCGGTATGTCCCCAGAAGAGAAACAGTTGACCAAGACAAAGCTGACTACGCTTGTCACGAAAATGTAATAGAGAGGGCATTTTGCCCTCTTTGTTTGCGAGGTGGTAAATTGTTCACGATAAACAATGAAATGTGGAATTTGGTCAAAGTATCGCGTTACAGCGATATGCTACAGAGAAGTGATGGGAGCAGAACAGTAGGCATGACCGACAGGAACACGAAAACAATATATCTTTCGGATGATTTACGCGGAAGGTTCCTTGACCGTGTGTTATGTCACGAATTATGTCATGCGTTTTGTCTTTCGTATAATGTATACATGGATATTGATACAGAGGAAATTGTAGCAGACTTCTTGGCTACATACGGAAGAGAAGTATTTGAAATAGCAGACAGACTATTGATTGAACTTATGGAGGTTGCATAATGGATAAAATTTCAGAACTCTTACAGTACGTGCACCGGACGAATCCGGAAATGACTAGGGAAAGGCTGATAGAAGAGTTGAGTAAAAGTGATTATGCGGCGCGGTCTTTGATTTTTACGAAAGAAAATTTTCTCCGCGCCCCAAAAAATATTTCGTAATTTTTTTGTACCCCCCTGGGGTAGCGTTTTTGGGGTCAAGATTCCATTTTTACGGATTCCCAAAAACGTGTAACAAACGTGCAATTATCTGCGATATTCCGCAAATAACACAAATACACTATATTTTATGCCATATATAAATAATTCATTGATGATATTTGATAATATTGCCGATCACAGGCAAACGCCAAAAGACGCTTGCCCGGCTATAGTTACAATCTAGCATAGACCGCATTTTACCACTTGTCAAGATAGTTTTCCCCATCGTACCGGCTGTAAGTGTGTGTTACGCTTTCCGGTCTTTGTGTGATCTGCAACCAGTCGCCGCCACGCTGGGCGGTTATTTTGATTTTTGCAGACTCCACCCATTCCACACCCTCATATTTCGAGTAGCCGCACGTTTTTCCGGATATTTCCATATAACCAAGGGCACGCACGCGGCGCATGATTTCCCTTTTCCCGATATACTCATATTTTCCCATCTTTCCCACCTCCTTATATTGTGTTTATTTGTCAATTTGCGCATGGAAACCGATTTCCATGTAGTCCGCGCTCCCGGAATCGAACCGGAACGGATGCACCAAGCACGCGAAAAAGGCGGAATGGTACCGCCTTAAATTACAACAAAATCCCCTTGAAATCCTGTTGTTACGATCATTTTTCCGTCAGATCTGCGGTACACAACGCCGCATCCGTCCGCAAAAGTTGAGAACACAAGCCATCCGGGCGGTGTAAGTTTTTCCCCGGTCTTATAATCCCGGAATGAGTAACGCGGAATAACGCCGCTTTTTTCTTGATCTAGCGCGTTGTTAATTGCTTGCGATTCTGTTACGATCTGCACACCTTTTCCCGTGTGCAAAATATATCTTTCTTCCATTTCTTATACCTCTTTCCTTTTATTTGCTCATTTTTGAGTAATGGCAAGCCGGGGAATCGAACCCCGGAAAAGCCGCCCTTGCCTATGCGATTGCTACAAGTCTATCGTTTCGCATTGTTCGCGTGTATTCTTTTCCACTTTCGTCGGAAATAATAACGCATCTGACGCTTTTTCCGCTCTTGGTAGGCTCAACGCTTTTTACCGTCTCGGTGTATCCAAAATTCCAAACTGTAACCATGCCCGGCTTGAGTTCTGCCGCCGGGATAGCGTTTCTTCTTTCATAAATTCCTTGTAATTTAACTGTAGCCATAAAATCAACCATCCTTTCATTGTGTGCCCTGTCTCATCAGTGCAGGTGGGGCAGTTCCTGCAGACCGCCAGGAGTGGCGGTTTCGACTATTTCACTTGTTCTAAAATCTGTGTATATATAGACGGTTTCGATTCGTCAACCTCTTTATAGACGCATCCGCTATATACTTTATTTGTTGACCCTTTGCAGGACTTTCCAAAACTCTTACAGTTGTAGCACATTGGGTTATACTCCAATGCTTCAATGACTTTTCTGCGCGCCTTGCTTCTTTCTATCTGTTCATTTGTTGCAACCATTATATATTTTTCCATGTTCAAAAACCTCGCTTTCGTTTTCTGGTCTGCCATCATCAGAGCCGGGAGACCATCCCGCGGCTGACGCTCCAGATCGGAGCGTTTCGGCTATGCTATGCAGATTTCAAATACATCGCCTTGGACGTGTTCAAAATCGACTTTTTCAAAAATGCCGATTCCGTAAAAGTCGGCTGTGAGTTCCCCGAAGTGGTTATACTCAAACGCGATTCCGTTCTTTTTCAGTTCGTTGATCGCGTCACCGTTCTTTGTTGTTTCCCATGTAAAACGCATTCCCGTCTTTCTCATGTTTAAGCCCTCCCTATAAAATTTCCGAAATCTGTAAAATCTGTGCTTCACTCAAATGATCAATAACAACGTTTCCGTTTACGTCGCTCAATTCATATTCATCTGGAAGAGTAGCGAAACCGTCAAACTGGTTCGAAATATAATAACCTTTGCTTTCTAATAATGCTTCTGCCGCTTTCATATCTTTCATGTTGTTTTCCTCGCTTTCTGTGCTTCATTTGATGCTTGTATCATATCACTAAATTTAGTGACAGTCAATAGTAAATATCACTTTTTTTAGAAATATTTTTCTTGACTTTTCCAGATAGGAAAAGTATGATTGATTTAAGAAAATCTATATAGAAAGGAAGGTACGCAATGCTAAAATACAGATTTGATGTAGGGGACGCGTTGGAGCGCATCGGCTTTAACTCCTACATGGCTAAAACAAGCGGATTGTTAAGTCAAGAAACGCTCAAAAAAATAAAACGTGAGGACACAAATATAAATGCAAAGAGCATTAATAATCTTTGTCTGCTTTTGGATATGCAGCCGAAAGACATCTTTATATATGTAGAGAGTCCGGAAGATTTGGAACTGAAAAAGAAATTGCAAAAAAAATAAAATATCACTTGCAAAAGTGATATATGTGTGTTATAGTATAGACAGATCAAAGAAATAGAGCAAAGGCGAAAGTCAGGAAATGAGAACGGCATATGAAGATCAAAGGAATCGGAACAATCAGAAAAGAAGATGCAATGAGCATCCTAACAAGAGAGGGAAGAAAAGCAGTAAAGAGTGGAGATATTACACTGGAAGAGCTTGGCGATATGTACAAGCTCGAAATGGTCAAGAGATCATCCAAGATCGGACAGAACAGCGATACATTCCGTGAATCGTATAAGTGGATTCCGGACGATCTGAAAGAAGAACTTACACCGGAACAACTTGGAAAGCTCGTAGATAGCTTTTATGAGTGCTACGGAGCAGGAAAGAACGCATAAGAAAGGAAAGGAAAACGCCATGAAAAAATTTGAAATCGGGAAATATTACGCACCAGCAACATCACCAAGCATTGAACCGCTAAAGTGCATTAAGGTAACTAATTGTTACGTTTGGTTTTATGACGATGAAAAAGAGTGCGAGGTGAAAGCGAAAAAAGAAGTGGGGGCTCACTTTAACGGAAAGGACGTGGAAAAGTTTGAGCAGACTAAGATATACGGATATTTAACAAGAGCCATTGACAACTAAGGCGCATGGGAAAATAGGAGGTTATAAATATGGCGTTTACAAACAAACAAGGAATAAAAATCAGTTTTGAGTGCTCAGAACTGATAGGAGAGTTAAAGGAAGATATTGCAGAATTTGGCGGCGATAAGATCGTAGCGGTTTGGTGCAAAGATAATCCAGGAGTTACGATTTATACAAATTATGATTTTATTGATAAAGATCAGCCAATAACAGAGAATGAACTACAGGATGATGAATACATTCGGAAAATGACAATGAATGCATTGCTAATTCTTCTGGAAAAGCAAAATGAAATATTATAGAAGCAGGGAAGAACGAATAGAACAGGAGAGGAAACAAAATGAAAAGCTACAAAGAGTACGAGAAAAGGTTTATAGGGGCAAGCGATATTGCGGCATTAATACTTGTTGGATGCGACGAAAACGGATTGAAAACAAGCACTCTTGATTTTGGCGAAGACGGAAGCTATATGGCATACGTCGTTGACGAGGACGCGGAGATAGGCGCGCATTATAAAAAAGTCGCTGATTTTAAACACTGGCTCAAGATTTATGATGATGACGAATTGACATACCGGGTTAATGCACAGGAGATAAATATATATCGCGCTGGAGATTTTGGTTGTATAATACAGACGATCGGCAAGCATTAAAAGAAATCGAGTGGGAAAGATTAAGTATCTGACCCACTCTTTTTTCGTCACTGAGAATATAATTATTTCAATCCTTGTATCCGGGGAATTGCTCCAGATACCACGCGCAGAGCATCCACCACGCGAGACATATCTATAGCATATCATCAGATCGGACAAAATGCAAGTAAATATTTTCAAACAAAGGGCAGCTTTTTCGGCTGTCTTTTCTTTTTGCCATGTCCAAAAAACAACAACTTGCCCGGGCATATCTTACAAAATCTCCGAAAAGCCGTAAATAAACTATAAAACTTTTCTTAAATTTTTATAAACAAGGCTAGGCTCATTAGGTCTTTGATAAGTCAAAAAATGATAGAATAGTATCAGTTTTTACAAAAAATCGTCTGACAATCGTATGACATAAGGCGACACAATCGTCTGACGTCGCTTTTTCAGAACTATGTTTCTCTTTCTCTATCTTTTTCTTAAATCTTTTAAATTAATAATAATACACTGTATCTAAAGCCTATAGGTTGTAGAGTAAGTGTATATCCGCATATGCGCGCGGCGTAAGTATATAATGCCACTGTAAAAAATTAAGCCTTGACTTTAAGCCCGAAAATAGTGTATACCAAAAGCAGAGAGAAATAAAACGGATTGGAGGTGCGAAAAGTATATGCAGGATGTAAAGAGTGTAGAGAATGTAGATCTTACAACCCTTATAGTGGATCTAGGTACAGTACAGATATACACATCAACTGTACAGGATTTAATAGACAACGCTTGTATAGAATTTCACATCGAAGATTTGTTAAAAGCTGGACAGAGACAATGGAAAGCTGTTATGCAGTATGTTGGTATGCATTTATTCCCGGATACATCGGTACTAAAAGACAAGAGTCTAAAACCTCTTGGTAATGCAACTATACCGACTAACTGTAACAGGTATGATAGAGAGGTATTATATAAACTTTGTGATTATTATATATATATATCCAATGTCTACAGTAAGCTGGTAAGTACAGTAGCATTCAGTTATTTTTGTAATATACCAACCAATACGATGGATATATGGGCCAGTGATGAACCAAGTTCGCTGACTTTCAAGATGTGGCAAAAATTGCAGCGATCTCGTAAGGATTGCATCCTTGATCGTGCGTATGACTCCAACAGCCCTGTGGGAACTATGTTCGTAGGAAATAACGAGTTCGGCATGAATCAGCCGGGCATTGGCGATAATGCCACGCAACGTAAGGCAATCACAGCGCAGGAGCTACCAAGGTTGGACGAGAAAAAGAGCCAAGAATTGCACGCAATTGACACACAATTTACGGATGCAGCGGCAAATAATACGGTTTAAATTGTGCGTGATTATTCTACAATTCACAAATGCAGTAATACCAACGGTTGTAGCGTTTTAACTATTCGTAAACTATTCGGAAAAGTTAGGTTTTGCGAATAGTTGCAAGGGTATGATATGAATTGTGTTAAAACAATTTGAGTTTCACGCAATGACAACAAAACGAAACGGAAAATATTTTATATTTCCATGTTTGCAGAAAAAGGATGGGGAGGGGGTCTGACAGAAAGGCCACCGAGCGGCTACTAAGTCCCTTAAATACCTCAAAAAATAAAAAGCCACTTACAACAACACCCATTGACTTTCACCGTAAATAGGCTATAATAAATTTATAACAATTCACTTTCACGTTGCGAATCGCAACTACATTTCCAAAAAAATTTTTAAAAACAAAAAGAGTGTTTCGGACAGGAGAATGATATATGACCGGAAATGAGTACCAGAAATTAGCCATGCGGACAAATGATCGCAAGGCGACAGAAAGAATTTCGGATAAACTTGATTTGCTTAAATCTTGCAAGAAGAACAATATCGCATCGTTGCAAGATTACGACCTTGGCGGAGTCTTCAATGCTTGTCTCGGGCTATCTGGTGAGGTTGGAGAATTTAACGACATAATCAAAAAATGGATCTTCCACGAGAAACAGCTTGATATTGACCATGCAAAGAAAGAAGCTGGCGATATTTGCTGGTATCTTGCAATGCTTTGCGAATCCTTTGGATGGAGCCTTGATGAAATCATGCAAATGAACGTGGACAAGCTTAAGGCACGTTACCCGGAAGGCTTTGACATTGAAAGAGCAAACCACAGAGCGGAAGGTGATGTTTAATGGCAAGCTGCGGCAATGAGTTGATGAAAACCGAGTATTCCAAAGCTTTTGATGAAAAGCGCAAAGGTCTGATTGAACAGTCGTATTACAAATACGGACCGGCAAGAATGAATTTTGCAAACGGGAATGTGGATGCAATCGAAAGTTTGAAAATGAATCTTGCCAAGTTTGAAGAGACCGGGAACCTTGAATATCTGTGTGATGTTGCGAATTATGCCATGTTCCGGTTTATGTTTCCGCAGCAGGGCGAGTATTTCGAACATACGGACTCTGATTCATCTGCCGGGATCTTCGGTATGAGCGTAAATGAAATGGAACGATTCAAACAGGAACACAGCTTTGAGGATGGGAGATATTGATATGGCTTTGAAAGTTATTGCAACAGCGGCAGATGCCCTCGTAATACTGGGACTTATGAGAGAACAGGTAAAACAAAAAGACAATTCAAACGCAATGGGGTATTTGCTTTCATACGCGATCTTTGCAATGAATATTATGGTCATTTGGAAATGATGGGCTATCGCCAAGTGGTAAGGCACAGGATTTTGATTCCTGTATTCCCGGGTTCGAATCCCGGTAGCCTAATTGGTTACATGCTGACGTTCCATGTAGCCACGTATGTTTTCCATACGTACTTGAACCCTTGGTTGAGTGATTCAAGCATTTGGGTTCCTCCTTTCGCCACTAGGACGATTCTGTTAAGGACGGTGCGAGACCGTCCGGTGGTATTCTATCATGCGTCTATCCCACGGCACATGATCGTGTAACGCATAGCACGTAAAACATATTGCTAACCGTCTTGTGGCGGTTCTGGGGAAGCGGCAACGATTGGCGGTGTTGCGGCTGACTGTAAATCAGTTCCCAAGTGGTATAAACGATGGAGGTTCAATTCCTCTCTTCCCCACTTGCAGAAATAAAAATAGAGCGTAAGATACGGTAGCGGCGCAAGGTGCTTCGTAAATGTACAAGTCGGGTAAACAGCCGGGAAGCACCCTACCGATAAACAACAGAAAATCATAACGCCTGTCCCTATTAGAAGGTGCCGACTAACTGTTGCATAGTATCTGTTTCTGCAATCAAGCAGTGTTCCCATAATGGTATTGGAACGGCTTGCTAAGCCGCCGGGCGATTATTCGCCTTGTAGGTTCGAGTCCTACACACTGCGCTTGCCCGAAATAGGGCGTTGATGTGTGGCGGAATGGGTAAACGCTATGAAATGTCTATTGCAAAATGCAATACAGAGAAAGTATTACTCAGGGACATTATGAGGAAGTAAATCTTTTCTGCGAGGTTCAAATCCTCGCCACATCAATTCCTTATCTCCACCTAGTCGGGTGCTACTGCAATAGTTCCGTTCAGTGGAGACTTATGGATGGTAGTGGTATTATTGAAAACAGAAAACCCTTCCGTGATTAGAAATTGCAGATTTGAAAGCGGTTGGCATGGTTTTGGCTGACAGGGTTCGATTCCCTGTGCCGCTATTCGATGGTTGGTATTTACGCAAAATGGTGTGTAAGTATGATAAAAACATTGTGGAATATTTATATCATATAAAAGACACGGAATCTCACGAGGATTCCGATTTTTGCTATGATTGAGGTGTGAATTATGACAAGCTGCGTGAATTGCGGCGCACCGATTGAAACTGATAAAAAGGTGTGTCCTTATTGCAAAACTCCATATGAAAATGCAGGAAATTATAGTTTAGGTCTTATAGGATCAGCGGCGCAGAAATTGTCGTTAGATGATTACATAAGATTGTCGATGTCAGAACCATGGGCGCGTCATTACGAAGAACCATATTTCGATGCGGACGGCATTTTGCATCGTATTGTTCCGAAAAAATTACTTTGATTGAGGTATGAATTATGAAAAGTTGCTTGTGCTGTGGAATGTTAATACTTGACTCCAAAGTTGATAGGTGTCCTTATTGCAAATACCTATTTACACAGATTCCGGTAAGGAACATCCCAGAAAATCAGCCGGAGAAGGTAGAAACGGCAATATTTGAAAACGTGGTATTTAATAAAGGGGAGGGGCGTAAGAATGTGTGATTTTTGCAAAAACATAGGAATTGGAATACCGGATTGGGATTTTCTTACTCCGGATGAAAACGGAAGAACCCCGTCTGGAGTCGAAATAGAAATTCGGAAAATTGCAGACAAACACGCGCTTGTTTTTACGAATAGTGCCGGAGAATACGGCGCAGGAGTGGCAAATATTGCATTTTGTCCTATGTGCGGTAGAAAGCTGGTGGAAGAATGAAACATCAAAAAGAATGGCACACTTGCGACAGGTGCGGTGCTGAAATAAAATTCAAGCCAAGACAACAGCTACAATATGTGCCTTGTGGTACATATTCAGAACCGGTAGCTAGATTTACAGAAGATGAAATTTCGTGCGAGCTTTACAAAACAAGATTTTGCGGAAAACTTAAGAAAACTTATGAATTATGCCCTAAGTGCAGGAAAGATTTTGAGGAGTTTATGAGAAATGACTGTTAATATGGGAACCCAAACCTATGAAATGAGCCGCAAGCAGGCAAAATCTATCCTTGGAACGGCTAAGAAACTTGCAAATTGCAACATATACGGCATTGAAAAAGGCAATGTGGTGATTATGCTGAATGAAAAGTATGAGGACGATATGAGCCTTAAAAAAGCCGTAGGGGAGTATAAAAAGAAAGGGTTCAAGGTGCATTGGAAATGAGGGAGAGAATACATTGCCTTATTTTTGACAACAGGGTAAAACATAATACCAGAAAATTGTACGAAAAAGAGATGATTTTTTACATCAAGCATTTTCTTAAACACAAAAAAGAGTTTAATATGTCATATTTTGACATATTAAAACAGGCGAGAGGAATTGCTAAAGGACATTGCGAGTTATGGCTTGAAGTTCGGGCAATTCATGACGCTTGTAAGGGAATCAGATATTGACTTAAAACTTATTATTGGGGGATAAATGAAGAAAACGCGTTCAAAAATCATAATCAAAACTAGAAAAGGCGGTTACACAAAGATTTATGCCAATGGGAAATGGCAAAAGGGAGTGTATAATATTGATTTCCATGCTGAATGCACGCCATTGAGATACCCATGCATAAAAATTTCTTGCAAATTTGATAAGAATAAGACTGACAAAAACGGTTCGGTTATTTACGACCAGGAAAAAGAAGAATTTGCAAAAGAACACGTAGTTGCAAGAATTTAGGGGTGGGGGCGAGATTATGAAAATATCAGAGATGAATAAATGTATTGAAGAAATGCGAAAATGCTACAATTTTAAAGATGATGAAACAGAAATTAGACTTGTAAATGAGATAAACCATGATGACAAATGTGTTTATATTAGTACAAGAGATGAAAATGGAACAACAATTGAAATGACAAGGTATGTAGATGAATTAGTAAATGTTTAGTTGCTGATTATCAGCGGAAAGGAATTTTTATGAAAAAATTATTTGTAAGCGTGCCAATGAAAGGCAGAACAGAGGAAGAAATCAAAGCAAGCATTCAGAAGATGAAAAAGATTGCGGAAATCTATGAGGGCGAAGAGTTAGAACTTATCGACAGCTACATTGAGGATAACCCACCTAAAGACAGCAAAGAAGCTGTATGGTTTTTAGGCGAGAGCCTTAAGAAGCTGGCACAGGCTGATGTATTCATGGGAATATGTGAGAGCTACGATTGGAACGGCTGTTGCATTGAAATGGAAACAGCAAATAAATATGGCATTAAAGCATATACGATTCCGGTAAGGTATGTAATTGATGATTATAATGCACTTGTGCAGAAATTACATCCGATTTGCAATGACGCAATGCCAACAATCTAACAATATATTTACCGGCTAACAAATGGAGTTAGTCGCTAACCTAGAAAAATTATAGGCAGAGGTCAAGGCACTTCTGCTTTTGCGGAGGTGCTTTTTATTTGGCTTCAAAGCAGTTAATCAATGCAGTAAATGGATATGAAAACTACATACAGAGAAAAGGAATAGATGAACAAGTAATTAATGCCTATGTAGATGCTTGTAGCGTAGCCATAAACGGAGAGAAAGATATTGAGTATGGATTACAACTTACAGAAAGGGCAAAAGACATTATAGAGCGTTTCTGCAAGGATAAAACAGGCGGTACGATTTGGGATTTGGAAAAATATGCATTCGACCACAAAACCGCATATGATCTGATAAACAAAAAATATGAGATTTTGTTACTTGAAGCCAAAAACAAAATAGTTGACAGCTATTTTCAGTACATAGAGAAAAAGCGTGAGCCTAAAGACCGATTTTATATGCCACGCAGGAAACAACTAATCAAAATCGGACTTGTGGACGCATTGCAAGGCATGATTGATGATAAATACGACATATTGTGCGTGAGTCTAGTGCCGGGAGCTGGAAAGAGTACGATTGAGAAATTTTTCCATTCGGCAGTTGCTGGTTGGTTCCCAAAAGACTACAGTCTATTTTATTCGCACAGTGGCGATATTACACGAATGTACTACGATGGGGTATACGACATTGTTACCAATAATGATGATTATGCATGGCATGACATTTTTCCTAACCTATCAGTTACAAGCACGAATGCCAAAATGGAGCAATTCAATATTGGCAAATACAAACCTTTTCCGTCTGTACAGTGTACTTCTGTAGGAAGTAAAAATGCTGGTAAAGTCCGTGCAAGTAAATTTTTGCTAGTTGATGATATGATAGGTGGAATTGAGGAAGCCTTAAATCCTACAATACTTGATAAATTATGGAATAAATACGCAGTAGACGCAAGACAGCGTAAGACGCAAGATACAGACGGAAAGCCGTGTAAAGAGATACATATTGCCACTCGTTGGAGCGTACATGATGTTATCGGACGTATTCAAAATATGTATATTGGAAATCCGAGAGTCAAAACAATATCGGTTCCTGATGTAGACCCAATGACAGGGGAAAGTAATTTTGATTATGAGTATGGCGGTTTTACGAAAGAGTTTTTTGCAGACCAACAATTACTCATGGACGAAATCTCTTACCGATGTTTGTATAAACAGGAGCCTGTTGAACGTGAGGGATTACTATTCCCGGATGATAAAATCCGCAGATACCTCAATCTTCCACACGGAGAACCAGAAATTGTTACAGCTCAATGTGATACTAAAGGCAAAGGAACAGACTATTTTGTTATGCCGGTGCTTCAAAAATATGGGGACGACTATTACTGCGTTGATTGCGTGTGCGATAATACGGCAGACTATGAAATGCAGTATGAAAATGCGTCAAACATATTAGTTAACAATCAGGTACAAGAGTGTGAGTTTGAACGTAATGCTGGTGGTGACAGAGTGGCTATGGAAGTTAATAAACGAGTTGAAAATAAAGGGTGGATATGCAACATCACTGATGTACCGACAGAGACAAATAAGGAAGCGCGTATTTTTCAGTGTTCTAACTGGATTTTACAACATATTATTTTCAAAGATCAATCACTTTATAAGCCTAATGAGCCATATGGAGTGATGATGTCATTATTAAAGCAGTATTCGGTATCGGGTAAGAAACAATTAGACGATGTGCCGGATGTTTTCTCAAACTTTGCGTTAAGAATTACAAAAGGAAACAGGATAAAGAAGACAGTAATAATGTCAAGTCCGATATAAGAGGAGGGTTTGTATGACAACCAAGGATTATTTGAACCAAATAAGCAGACTCAATAGAATGATAAATAATAAGCTGGCAGAGGTATCACAGCTTAGAGAGCTTTCCCGCAGCATATCGGCGGTAAAAAATGAAGAAAGAGTAATGTCGTCATCTGACCCAGATAAAATAGGCTCTACATACGCCAAAATTGACGAAATGGAGCATAATCTTGATAACATGATAGATGAATACATTGAAAAAAAAGACTTGATTATAGGGCAAATAGACGGCATAGAGAATGAAGATTGCTATAATATTTTGTTTTCAAGATATATCGAAAAGAAAACTTTTGAAGTTATTGCTACAGAAATGAAATACTCATGGAGACAAATTATCAGACTTCACGGAAAGGCTCTTAAAGCATTTGAAGAAAAATATGGTAACACGTATTTAAAGATGTCATAGAATGTCATATTGCTCCAATGATATACTGTATTTGTAAGAAGTTACAAAGATGTTTTTCATAAACACATTCTTCATCAAAAGCACCGTTGCTTAATTGTGGCGGTGCTTTTTGTTATGCAACGAGGTAAAAATATGAATTTTTATATGAATAAAGATAAATCAATCATGTGTCCGAACTGCCATAAGTTTTTAACCAAAGCAGACAGCAAAGACCCACGAACACATAAACTGGCTTGTAGGCACTGTCACAAGTGGATTTGGTATGTACCTAACAATGATGACAATTTTCAGATTAAGAAAATACCGGACAGAAGAAGTTCGAATGGCATGAGATTTTATTAGAGGTGTAGACAATGCAGGCAGGAAGAATTGTCATATATACAGGCGCAAAAGAAATAACGTCTGACAATATAATACCAATTTTGCGTGAAGCAATTTTGGAACATGATATTAATTCTAACAGAATACAGTTTCTTCTTGATTATGACGCAGGAATACAGCCAATAGTTAGGAAGAATCCAAAGACCTACAGACCAGACATTGACTGTAAGTGTTGTGATAATGTGGCTAATGAAGTCACGGAGTTTAATTTAGGTTTTAAGTGGGGAAATCCTATAACGTTAGTTCAAAATGGCGACAATGAGGATTCTAACCTTACAAAAGCTATAGCGGAATTAAACAGTTGCTACGAATCACAGAACGCAAGACAGAAGCAGCAGAAACTTGCAAGATATGTTGAAATCGGTGGTGTTGGATATGTCCTTATTGATGTAAATACAGAATACGAGGATGGGGAAAGCTATTTCACATATAATGTATTAGACCCAAGGACAACATTTGTTGTAAGATCAACCGCCTACAGCGACAAGAGAGTTGTTCTTGCCGGGACATATATAAAAGATAAGCACAGTGGCACCAGGTATTACACTTGTTTTACCAAAGATACGAGATATGAAATTACCGACGGAATAAAAATCACTAATGGAAAAAATAAAGGGAAAACAAAATGGGGGTTTTTGGAGAGAAGCGGAGAAGAAAACCCGCTGCATAAAATTCCTATCATTGAATACACAAGGTCATTTGATAGAATGGGCTGTTTTGAACGGCAAATATCTGAAATGGATAACTTAAACCTACTCATTTCAGATTTTACAAATGATGTCGAACAGAATACACAGGCGGTATGGCATACAAATGATGTTGATTTCCCAGTTGAACAGGAAACAACAGTTGATAAAGATGGAACGCAACGCATTACTGAAAAAGTAAGGAAACCAAAATCTGGAGAATGGATGCAGACCTACACATCAGCAGATGGCAAAACTCCAATAGTTGAGCCACTTGCAATTAATTATGATTACACAGGTATGCTTAATAATATCCAATCAAGGCGACAGATAATCTTGCAGAAATGCAATGTGCCACAACGAAATGATAACAGTGGTGGTAGTACAGGAGTTGCAATGTCAGACGCAACAGGTTGGTCGCAGGCTGAGACAGCGGCAGCAAAACAGCAATTAATTACTGATGGCTGCAAAATGGAAGAAATAAAAGTTGTTCTTGCGGCTATTAAGTTGTCAAACAATGTTGCCAGCAGTAACCCATTACTTGAATTAAAGGCAAGAGATGTAAAGCCTAACATTAAGCGGCAAAAAACTTATGAAATGTCAACCAAGGTTAATGCCATGGCAACATTGATAAGCCACGGATTTAGCCTTAAAGATACAGTTGATGCAATTCCATTCTTTGATGACCCTAACGATGTTGTAGCGAGAAGCGGAGAGATGGTTAAGGCATATCAAGACAGTATAATCAACAAAGGCACACAGAACCAAGCGGAGGGTGGAGATGGAGAGCAGCCACCTAATAAAGACCGCACAATGCAAGACTTATCAGACCAGACAGAAAATAGTCCGGTTATAGATAAGAGCAGAACAGATAAATAATTGATATTGAGCCACAAGGTAGAGAATGCCTTGTGGCTTTTTATATGCCCTAGAGAAAGGGCAATAAAAATATCGCAAGAAGTTGAGAGAACAACAAAAAACGCAGAAAGCAGAGGTAAAGAAATTATGGCAGATGTAATTAACACAACAACAGAACCAACAACCAACAATGAACCACAGAACGAAGAGCATACACCTAGCGTAGAAGAACTTATGGCACAGCTCGCTAGTGAAAGAGCTGAAAAAGAGAAGTATAAGAACGCTTCCGATAAAGCCAGTTCAGAAGCAGCTAAGTACAAGAAAGAACTTCGCTCCAAGCAGACAGCAGAAGAACAGGAAGCGGAAGCAAAAGCGGAAGCTGAAAAATTGCAAGCTGAAAAGTTCGAGAACATGAGCAAAGAACTTAATCATATGAAAGCTGTCAATGCTTATCAGAAAGTTATAGGTGATGGAAAGGATATTGATTCTTTGATTGAGGCGGTTACAGATGCAGACCATAGCCTTATAGCAACTGTAATTGCTAATGAAGTGCAAAGACAGGTTAAAGAAGCAAAGGCAGAGTGGCTTAAATCAAGACCGGCTATTAATGCAGGCGGTGGAGAAGAAAGCACGATAACACAGGAACAGTTTAACAAGATGAATTACCACGAAAGAGTGGAGTTCAAAAATAAGAATCCAGAACTTTATAAAAAGTTCACAGAGTAGAAAACGGAGGTAAAGAAACTATGCCACAGACTAAGTTAGAAAATTTAGTAGACCCACAAGTAATGGCTGATATGGTATCAGCTAAGTTACCAAAGAAAATTAAGTTTTCGCCTATTGCAAGAGTTGATACAACACTTGTAGGCAGACCGGGAAGCACAATCGTTGTGCCAAAGTATGCTTATATTGGTGACGCAGAAGATGTAGCAGAAGGTGTTGCTATGGGTACAACAGTACTTACAACATCTACAACAGAAGCAAAGGTTAAGAAAGCAGGTAAGGCTGTAGAGCTTACAGATGAATCAGTATTATCTGGTTATGGCGACCCACTTGGTACAGCTATCAATCAGATTGCTATGTCAATCGCTGCAAAAGTTGATAATGACAGCTATGACGCACTTTGCACAGCACCTATTGATTACGATGGAACAGCAGAACCTATCAGCTATTCAGCAGTTGTAGCGGCTAATAGCAAATTTGATGATGAATCTGATTCATCACTTACAAAGATATTATTCATTAACCCAGCACAGGAAGCAACATTACTTAATGACGATGATTTCAAGAGCAATGACAAGTACCCACTTAATGTAATTATGAATGGAACTATCGGTTCTATTGCAGGAGCGCAGGTTGTTAAGTCTAAAAAAGTTAAGCTGGTTAAGTATGAGCTTGATGATTCAACAGGAACAATCAATGTTGTAGCTGATACAACAAGTGAGGATGCAACGAATGTTCACCTTGACACAGCACTTGCACATACGCTTAAGACAAAGGGCAAAGAAATTAAGGTAGGTAGCAAGTTAAAGTCTGTTACAACAGAGTTCTACGCTTGCCCTATTGTTATCGTGTCAGCAGATGACCCTAACGAGGACGCAGGTGCAGATGGCGCATCAGAGGAAGAGAATGCACTTACAATCTATATGAAGAGAAGCGTTGAGATTGAATCAGACAGAGATATTCTTGCAAAGACAACTGTTATCTCTGGTGATGAACACTATACAGCAGTCTTAAGCAATGATTCAAAGGTTGTTCTTGCTAAGTTTGGAAAGTAAGAGGTGTTTATATGTTATTAAGACGACATAAAATCAACGCCGCAAAGCAGAGCGAAGAAGTAACAGCAGATAATGTAAGACAAGAAGCTGTTTATGGAGATGAGCTTAAGTATGAGGAAGAGCAGGACAAGTTCCCTGCTCAACCTACAAGCGACTACACAAAGACAGATATTAAGCGTATGTCAACAGCGGACTTGCAGACACTTGCCTTAGAACAAGGTATTGAGAACGCAATGGAGCTTACAGGAGCAGAACTTAAAGAACTGTTAATTGAGAAATTAGGGTTATAGGAGCTGAAATTATGGAATACACCACATTAGAGCAAGTTAAAATCAGACTTAAACAATTTCATATTGATACAGTCACAAATGATGATGAAACAACATCTGATGTGGTAGTGTTCGATAACAAAGAAGATAATCCGGTAATCGAACAGCTTATTAAACAGGCTGCAGAAGATGTAAAGGCAAAGAGAAATTATCCCGACAGCTACACAGATGAAATGATAGCTGAAGACTTAAAGAAACACCAAAGTGTCATTGTCAATCTGGCTGTCTATGACCATTCACAGTCTGGTGAAGAATTTATGGCGAGTTTTAGCGAGAATGGTGTGAGCAGAGCTTGGAGAGACAGAGAAAAGCTATTTGTCGGGGTATTTCCATTTGCTAAAGTTTTATAAAGAAGATTGAGCGTGACCATTATGGTTGCAGGCGGCGCACATTAAGCGGTGGTGGGCAGTGCGCCAAAAGGAGATTCAAATGAAAAGTATTTTGATTCAAACTTATCTCGTGGTACTTCCAATAGTGCTTGGATATATAGTTTGGCTTCTTAAACAGCAAAAGAAAAGCAGGGACGCGAACAGTAAAGGAACAATGCTTCTTTTGCGCGTCCAGCTCATTGAATACCATGCAAAGTACACCAGAATCGGAGAAATACCGTCATATGCCTATCAGAACTTCTGTGAGATGTATGATGCGTACCATGCGTTAGGTGGAAATGGCATGGTTACGAAAATGAAACATGAGATTGAAGAGATTCATATAGGGAAAGGAGATAAAAGCCATGAGGAATTGGAAGGATTGGACTAAGAAAGCCGGAATCCGAGCAATCAAGACTGTTGCGCAGGCGGCAATTGCCGGAATTGGAACGGCGGCATTTATGGGCGCGGTGGATTGGAAATATGTTCTTTCTGCATCAGTCCTTGCCGGAGTGCTATCACTTCTGACAAGTGTTGCCGGAATCCCGGAGGAAAACACCAATGCTTGACATTAATAAGCAGAAAATGAAATATTCGCAATCCGGTCAGAGAGTATTCATCCCACAAACTGACGAAAATGGAGATATTGTCTATGAAGGATACAAGGATTCCGATGGGAACTTTGTACCTTATTTAGATTCCGAAGGCAACAAGATTCCAAAAGGCGAGGAAGTTGAAGGGTTTTCAGAACCTACGACATTCCAAGCAAATATCAGCAATAAGCTGTCGGAAGCCCTTGTGAAAGAATTTGGAATTGATGATAGTACATCATACTGTCAACTTGTCACGGATAAAGGATATTTACCACTGAAAGCCGGTGACGTTGTGTGGAAACGTTCGGAAGTCAAACGCACTGATGATGGACTTGTGGATTCAGAAACCGCAGATTACATCGTAAAAGGCGTTGCTGATGAAGGACTGACAACGGATTTGTTTCTTCTTCGGAAGAATATTAAGTAGGTGATTGCATGAAAAAGAAACCTATTTCAATGACACTATCCACTAAGTCCATACAAGACGCTATAAAGAAATTAGAACAGTACCGCGATAGTTTACAGGCTAAGTGCGATTTGCTTGTTTCTAGGCTTGCACAGGAAGGTCAGACGGTGGCAATAAAACAAATATCGAAATCTCCAATAGGAAACACGATAACGGTAAGGGTAGATAAAGCACCACAGTTAATGACCTCGAACGCGATTCTGATTGCAACCGGAAAAACGGTAACGTCAGAAGATAGAGAACCGTTCTATACTTTGTTGGCGGTAGAGTTTGGAGCCGGTATTTTTTATAACTCCAAAGAGAACCCAAAAGCACCGGAGCTTGGATTCGGTGTCGGCACGTATCCGGGGCAAATACACGCTTTTGAAGATGGTTGGTACTATTGGGATGATAAGACCGAAACATGGCGTTATACCCACGGTATCAAAGCCACAATGCCAATGTATAATGCGGAACAACGGATTATTCAACAGTATGTAAAGATTGCAAGGGAGGTATTCGGTGGAAAATGAGTTAAATAGTTGGGCACTTGATTTTGAAGATACCTTATGTTCCCTTTTGAAATCTTACATGGAAAGCAAGGTAAGAGGAATTAAAGTGACGCAAGATGAAGAATCGGGCGGTACCGCAACATTCCCGACACTTTTAGTCAGACAAATCGGTGGTACAGAAGCCGGACGAACCAATGAAGCAAAGACAATCAATGCAATTCGCCCAACATTTCAGATTACAATTACAAACAAAGGTTCAAGAAAAGCAACTAAGGACATCGCAGCATATGCGGTGTCTTTTTTTAAACAACAAATGTTTGAGGTATCAAATGTAATCACAACAATTTCCAAGCAAGTGCGAACGGTTACATTCCGCGCAACTCGCGTAATTGGAAACTTTGAGCATTTAGATCAGCTATAAGCAGAAAGGAAGTAGAAAATATGGCATCAACAAGTTATAAAACACGTGTCATTGTAAAAGAGCACACAGAAAAACAGACTGACTTTGCAGGCACATATAACCTCTTGGTTGCGGCTAAGTCAGTTCCGAGCCCTGCATCGCCGCCAAACACGGTTGAGTCAACCACGATGGAAGATGATCAGCAGACTTTTGAAAAAGGAATTAAGACTTCTGATTCAAGAGAAATTACAGGAAACCTTGAAAAAGAATATCTTTCAAAGGTGGATGGATATGGAGATAAAAAACTTGATATTATTCATCTGTACGGAACGGACGGTATTGGCGGCGTAGCAAAGTACGCATATGTAGGAACTGCAACAGCCACACCTAACGATGTAGGTGGAAACGATGAAATCCTTGAAATGACGGTAACAGTTATTCCAAGTACAGCATCAGAGCTTGTTACAGATAAGTTGACTGTCGTTGATAATAACGATGGAACATTCACTGTAACAGTGGTGGGGTAAAAAGCCTATCGGACGAGCAATCGACCGCACCGGTAGGCGAGGATGAACGGTCGATAGCAGAACTTGAAGCAATAAGATAAGCAACAATGGGGGCGGTGGCAACACTGCCCCCTTGCCAATATAGGGCAGAAAGGCAAGGTAAAACATGAAAGTAAAGTTAGGAAATAGCGAATATTCAATCAAATTTGGTTTTAAGCCAACATTAAAGTCACATCTTATCAAAGATGTATCAGAGTCGGTAAGTGAGCAGGACGGAAGCTTAGAGTCTGTAGAGAAACTGTTACTTGAAACACTTCCTAAGATGCTTCTTGTAGGACTGCAAGTAAGCCATAAGGACGAGTTTGGATATGACTACGAAACAGGGGAAGGATATGACGAGCAGTTCCAGAAGGTGCTTGATATGCTTTCTGAAAAGATTGACAATGGCGAAATCAACTGCCTTGAATTGTTTAATGAGTTAGAGTCCGAGCTGGAGTCAAACAGTTTTTTAGCGCAAATGATGGAGACGGAGAAAAAGAATCGAACCCCGGCGAAGAAAACTCCATCCAAGACAGCCAACAAGAATTAACATGGGAATATTACGTTGCGGAAATCCGTCCGTTTTACCTTGTGGTAACAAAAGGATACGGATTTTCAGTTGATGATATAGATATGATGAATCCAGAGTTGCTTAAGCCTTATGTGGATGCATATAAGGCAGAATGGAAGCAACGCGACATGGAAATGTATATGTGGTTCGGCAGATATGCAACGTCAGCACTTGTGACCGCAATAGACGCGACATTCGGAAAGGGTAATAGTAAGTACGTGAAAGAAACTTGCTATGATTCCATTGAAAAGCAGAATACGGACGATCCAGATGCAGAGATACGAGAAATGCTTAAGGCAGAAGAAGAATGGGCGGCTAAATCAAGACAATCACATTTACCAAAACCAAAGATAGTTTAAGAAAAGAGGTATTGCTATGGCAGTAATTATTGGAAGTGCTAGGCATGATGAACACGGCAACTGTTATTCTGGTGGGAAAGCCGGAGACCAGACCGGACAAGAAGTTTCGATGCAGAAGTTCTATAACCATTCTAAGGGATGGTACGTGCTAAGAGCGAAGGACGATAGGGTTGCGGAGAAGTTAGCCGAAGCTATGAAGATTGCATCTGATAACAAAAATATCGGCTATGACCAATCGGAACGCTACGGAGTCATTAAGCATGGAATCAACACAAAAGTCAAGACGGAATGCGATTGCTCTTCTCTTGTACGTGCTTGTATTATCTATGCATCCGGTAAGGATGTGGGAGATTTCAATACATCCAATGAACGACCGGTAATTTTGAAATCCGGTTTGTTTGATGATATGGGTTCTTATCATGCCGGGTTTATTCTTCGCAACGGAGATATTCTTGTGACACGCATAAAAGGTCACACAGTTATTGTTGTAAAAGGCGCAAGAAAATGCAAAACAAAGTATTATCCGAAGTATACCGGAAATTCCGGTTCAATCGTTGAAGCGTTAAAAGCGGTTGGGGAAGATGATGTATCGAAAGAACATCGTGCGGAAATCGCAAAAAAGAACGGATTTTCCAATTTTAAGTTTACGTCAGAGGAAAATTCAAAAATGCTTTCTCTTCTGAAAAAGGGAAAACTGAAAAAGTAATTCAAGGGCGGTAAGGGTCAAATCTTACCGCCTTTTTCTAAAACTAAATAAAGGAGGTGTAACTGTTGGAATTAGAAACCTTAGAGGTCAAGATTCAAGCACAGGCAAGACAGGCTAATGGCCAAATTGATGCGCTGATAACAAGGCTAGGGAAGCTATCTTCATCCTTGCAAAGCATAGATTCTAGCGGAATTAACCGGTTATCAACCGGAGTAAACCGATTGTCAAACTCAATGAGTGTCATGCGGAGTGTTGATTCAAGGTCATTCTCGACTCTTGCAAGAAACATTAAAACGCTTAGTAGCATTGACACAGGAAAGATCAATGCGGCAGCCGGAGCAATGCGACAGATTTCAAAGTCTGTAAGCTCATTTTCCGGTATGTCGAAATCGGTGCAAGGTTTGTCGGAATTAGCTGGAGGAATCAAACAGCTTGGTTATACAAGCTCTACAAAAGCTATCGAGAACATACCGAAACTTGCGGTTGCAATGCGACAGCTTATGTCCGAACTGTCGAAAGCCCCTAGTGTAAGCCGGAATATTATTGACATGACAAATGCATTGGCAAAATTATCACGTACCGGTGGAGCGGCAGGAACAGCGGCAAAAAGCATCACAAGCTCATTTAGTGGATTTAGTTCAAGTGCATCCATGGTAACAAAGAAGTCATTTTCCCTTGCGTCAGCAATCGGAAAAGTGTATGCAACTTACTGGACTTTGTTCCGAGGATTTAGGCTACTTGGAGATGCTATTGACATATCATCCTCACTGACAGAGGTTGAGAACGTTGTAAGGCAGACATTCGGGCAGTATGAAAGCCTAATTAACAATTTCGCAAAAACATCAATTGAAAAATTTGGTATGTCCGAATTGTCTGCGAAACAGTTCGCAAGCCGTTTCCAAGCCATGGGAACAGCCCTTGATATTCCGCAAGGGCAAATGGCAAAAATGTCTATCCGGTTGACAGAATTAGCCGGAGATATGGCTTCATTCTATGATGTGAGTCAAGAAGATATTGCCAAAAGTCTGCAATCTGTATTTTCCGGTACTACGGCACCTATGCGGCGTTATGGTATCGACTTGACACAGGCAACATTAAAGGAATGGGCATTAAAACAAGGACTTGATGCAAACATTTCCTCAATGACGCAGGCTCAAAAAGCCATGTTGCGTTATCAGTATGTGCTTGCGCATACAACCAATATTACCGGGGACTTTGCCAGAACAGCCGATAAACGAAACTTTTGTTTCATGTGTCGCGCGGCATAGCAATATGTCGATGAAAATCGGGTAAAATCGGTGAAAGCTAAGTTGACTTAGCGCGAACATTTTTGTATAATATGTTTGAGGTGATTTAATGCGAACATATTATATCTACAAAGCAACAAATAAAATAAACGGAAAATCTTATGTCGGTCAAACTTGTGACTTCCATAGCAGAGTGTGGCAACATCAAAGGTGTTACGAAAAAGAAGATTGCGACTTTCATAGAGCAATTAAAGAATTCGGGTTTGACAACTTCTCATGGGAAATCATCGAAACGTGTGAAAGCGAAGATAGAGCCTGTGAGTTGGAAAAGTATTACATTGAAAAATTTAACACCTATCGAGATGGCTATAATATGACCAAAGGTGGGAAAGGCGCGCCGTATCATAACGCCAGGGCGGTTGTTTTGCTGACACTTGACGGACGGTACATTAAGCGTTATGATAGTGCAATGGATGCAGAAATTGACGGATTTAATAATACGGATGTTCTGCTTAATTGTAAAGGAAAAAGGCGGCAGACAAAGGGCTATATGTTCATGTTTGAGGATGAGTATGAATCAAACGGAGCGAAAACCTATAGAAAGCCGGAACCTAACGGAATGAGAAGCATTATTCAATGTGATATGGAAGGAAATTTTATACAGAAATTTAAAAGTTTGCAGGAGGCGGCTAGGATTACCGGAGCAAATAGAACAACTATTTCCGGTGTGCTTTCAAATACCTATAAGTCGGCAAATGGATATATTTTTGTATACGAAGAAGATTTTCCAATAAAAGATTTGAGCATCTATAAAAAGCGCAAAAAAGGAAGAAAAATTGCGCAAGTGGATGCGAAAACCAGAGAGATTATAAGAGTGTTCGATAGAATATCCGAAGCAGGGGAATCTCTTGGAGTTAATTACAAAGCAATACATAATGTAATCGACCAAGAGGGGCGAACTGCTTATGGTTATAAGTGGATAAGTCAATAAGCTAATACCGAGATAAGGCTATAAAATAAAAGTTATAGCACATTGTAGAGCGTAGGGATTGAACCTATGCTCTTTTCTTATGGAAAGAGTGTAGAATATAATATCCCCAAGAGTATCCGACAGCCACAATGCTGTGGTTGAAAATGTACGCCGAACTTATGGGAAACCATAAGAAGTAGAGGATAAAAAGCCTTTACGATAACATATTGACATGGCATAACCAGATAACCATGCTTAGAGAGAACTTCAAAGCACTTGGAGCGGTTGTTGGTGGTGGTTTAATCAATGCATTTAAGCCGTTTATCAAGGTACTTAACTCAGTTCTGCAGAAGGTTATTTCTTTTGCGGAAATGGTAACAAATGCTTTAGGTTCTATCTTCGGATGGAAGTATGAAGCAAGCAAAGGAGCAGGAATCAGCGGTCTTGCTGACGATATTGGAAGCGCGTCTGATGGCATGGACGATTTAAGCGATGCCGCAGGAAACGCAGGGAAAAACACAGGCGGTATCGCAAAGAATGCCAAGAAAGCAAAAAAGGAAATCCAACAGGCAACGCGTGCATTTGATGAATTAAAAGTTATTTCGAAACAGAGTAAAGATAACACTTCTGGTTCTGGAAGTGGTGGAAGTGGAAGTGGTGGCGGTTCTGGTTCTGGCGGTTCCGGTGGCGGAGATACCGGAAAGTTGGTTCAGACCGACACCATTTTTAAGAAATTCAAAAGCGACATCAAAGACCTTGAAGGACTTGGAAAAGCGATTTCCGGTGCTCTTATCAATGCAATGCGAGGCATCAAGTGGGATGAGGTATACGCCAAAGCGTCCGGCTTTGGTAGTGGACTTGCAAAATTCCTTAACGGACTATTTAAAGGGCAAAAAGGCACAACGCTTTTCGGAGAAACCGGAAAGCTGATAGCTAATTCATTAAATACAGTTCTTCACGGATTGGATTCATTTGGCACGACGTTTGATTGGAAACAATTTGGAAATTCAATCGCAGACGGAATCAACAAGTTTTTCCAAAACTTTGATTTTGCATTATTGGCTCAAACGCTTAATTCGTGGGCGCAAGGGGCATTTGATGCAGTTACGACAGCGTTAAGTAAAATTTCATGGAAGGATGTTTGGAAAGGCGTCAAGGAGTTTTTAAGCAACTTAGACGTAAAAACAGTTGCAATTATCATCGGTGCGCTGACAATCAAAAAAATCCTTGGATTGCATCTTGCAAAAACCGCACTGGGAATCATAGGAACTTCCATTTCAAAAGCAATTGCCGGTTCTATTGCGACAAAACTCGGAGTAGAAATCGGGGCAAACGCAACAATAGGAGAAGCGCTTTCCACAGGATTGTCAAAAAAAATAAGCGGTCTTGGTACGATTACCGGAAAAATCGGAAAACTGGCGTTGACCGTAGGAACGATTGTTATTACGGCAGAGGCAGGATTGTCACTCGGAAAAGCAATTGGAAATAAGATAGCCGATGCTACACAACCGGAAGAAATGAAAAAGTACCGCGTAGACTTTAAGTTTAGCGACATATTTACCTATTCATTGGATGATTGGAAACAGGGGTTTTCCGATTGGTGGAATGATACATGGGGACCAGGGCTCGCCGCTTGGTGGAAAGATCGAAAGGCAGGAAATACAAAACTTAAAATTCCTTTTACAGATTTTGAACTTCCATCGGACAGCGAAATGAAAAAAGCTGTTTCTGATTGGTGGGGTAAACAAAAGAAAAAGATAGAAAAACGTACAGAAAACGTGATTAAATTCACCGCAGACGTAAAAGATACATCTTCTAAATGGTGGTCTAATGTTAAAAAATGGTGGGGAGAAAAAGTCGGCAAAGTAAAAGAATTTGCTACAGATGTTAAAGACTCCGCTAAAGAATGGTGGAGTAACACTAAGAAATATTGGGGTCAAAAAGTCGGACAGGTTAAGAAATTTACAACCGCAGTCCAGAATGATGCATCTAAGTGGTGGAGCAACACTAAGAAATATTGGGCGGAGAAAGTCGGTAAGGTAAAAGAATTTACTACAGGCGTTAAAAATAAAGCCGGTGAATGGTGGTCTAATGTTAAAAAATGGTGGGAAAGCACTACGGCAGGAAAAGAGGTAAAGAGATTTACTGTAAACGTCAAGAAAGCCGGTGGAACATGGTGGAAAGATGTAAGCAACGAATGGAAAGAAAAGGTTATCAATGCAGGAAGAACATTGAAAATCGGCATTTCATTTGCCACAAATGCGCTAAAGAACCTCTGGTCTAGTGTATCTACATTCTTTAGCGGAAAAACCGTAAATGTAAAAACGAAAGGTTCTACAACAAAGAAAGCTGATGGCGGTGTATTCTCCGGTGGAAGTTGGAAACCGATTAAGAAATACGCAGTCGGTGGATTGCCAAACATGGGGCAGATGTTCGTTGCGAGAGAAGCAGGACCGGAACTTGTTGGAAACCTTGGCGGTCATACGGCGGTCATGAATAACGATCAGATTGTAGCATCTGTTTCAGACGGCGTATACCGAGCGGTAAAAGCGGCTATGGGAAACGGACAGCCTGTGAACGTAACGTTTAAGGTAGAGGCTGATTCAAAAGGAATATTTAAGGTTACGCAAGAAGAAGCGCGCCAATTCTTTAATAGAACCGGCACTGCACCTTATCCGGTATAAATATAATGACTTTTGCCCTTGTGTGTGGTATAATTCAGAAAACTACATACAAGGGTACAAAGTACCGGAAAGGGGTTATTATGAAAAACTTTAAAAGATTTTTTACATTAGTTATTGCGACGATCCTTATTGTTTCTGTTATCCCTATAATAAATTCGGATGCTAAAACGGATTGCTTATCGTCGTTCAAGGTTTCAAAGAAAACAATTTACAAAGGAAACGGAGTGGTCATATCTGTCGACAAGGCAACAAAAGGTAGCAGGTATGTAGATATCACATTCGTTGTAAAGAATAATTCTGACAAGGACTACGATATCGCCGCGCATGAATACGCCATCAACAATCTTATGGCAGGCGGAAGCACTTATATGTCAGATGTTAATGTCCCAAGCGGGAAAAAGGCAAGGTTTACAGTATCCATCAATAAAGAGTGGTTCAAAAATAATGGAATAAAAACATTTAAGAAATTTGATGTTTTGTTTTGGGGATACGGGGAAAGCATGAAAGAATGGGAATCCCCAAAGGTTTCTTTTTCTACGAACAAGGACAATGGGAAAGGATATTTCAAGCCGAAAAAAGCGGCGAAAGTATCTGACGAAAACATAGACATTGGATATATCTCAAAAAAATCAGATAAGTATAAGTTTTATGTTAAAAACAAGACTGAAAGAGAGAGAAGATGGACTGTTGAGAATTGTTCAGTAAATGGATGGTCGTTTGATCTTGGTTCTGCAAAATATGATTTATATAGCGAGCCTATATTAAATGGATGTTATGCAGTATTTGAAATTCCGGTGGACAAGGATTTCAAGAGCGAAAACTCCATCAAAAAAATAAAAGAAATTGAATTTGATATTGAATTTGAGGGTGGATTCGATGATGATTACAATAATATCGAAGAAATAAAATCCGATAAGATAAAGATTAAACTTTAAAAATACTTAAGCCGTGGAAACACGGCTTATTTTAATTCTAAAATCGGATTGACACAAAATCAAAAATAGTCTTTCCTTATTACTAAGGAAACAACCTTATCCGTGAAGATGCGGATTACTTACTCGAACGCCATACTGTACGAAAGAGGAAACCAATGTGATTTCACAAGCGGTTTCCTCTTTTTTATTCAGATAAAAATGTATGGAGGTAGACACGAATGAAAAAATCACAACTTATGCTTAAGATTCAAAACAGAATTGAGGTATTTGAGAATCCGATATTCGGACAGATAAGAATGGTAATGGTCGATGATGAACCTTGGTTTGTTGGAAAGGACATATGCGAAGTATTCGGAGATACAAATTACAGAAGAAGCCTTTCGAATATTGATGATTCTGATAAGGGTGTGTCACAAATTGATACTCCAGGTGGAAAACAAAAAATGACGATTGTTAATGAAAGCGGTTTATATTCCTTGCTTTTTCAAATGCAACCGCAGAAAGCAAAGGGTGTGTCACAAAACGACTCCCTTATAAACGAAAGAAAAGAAAAACTTCATAAGTTCAAACGTTGGGTAACATCCGAGGTTCTCCCTACAATCCGTAAAACAGGTGGGTATGTCAATAATGATGAATTATTTATTTCCACTTACCTGCCATATGCAGATGAAAACACTAAGCTGATATTTTCCCAGACATTAAAAACTGTTAGAGAGCAGAACGAAACCATTAAAAGGCAGAAGAAAGAAATCATCCATAAGGAAGATGTTATTATCGGACTCGTTGATGATATTGACTTGGCAACCAAGAGACAGCGGATAACACAGATTGTCCGTTTCGGTGCCGATGGAAAGTATCAAGAACGCTATTCGTTGCTTTATGGAGAATTTGAAAGGAAATATCACTGCAACCTTAAATCAAGGATGGAAGGTTGCACACTCAAACCAAAAGTAAGAAACAAGATGGATTATATCGACAGGGAAATGGGAATGATTCCGCAGTTGTACGAAATCGCTTGCAAACTTTTTGAAAACGATGTAGAAAAACTGAAATCTGAATGGGAATCAGTAGTAGCTTAAAATTTAATCAAATGGATAGCATCTACCAACACGGTAGGTGCTATTTTTATGCCCATTTTTAGGAGGTAAACGATGGGATATGGTGGATATTTAGTAAAGTTTGGGAATTATACCATACCGAACAATTTAATAAAGCAGGACACGTTTAGTTCCTATGTAAATATGCAGGACAAAGACCCTTGGACGGATGAAAACGGATATGAGCATCGTGATGCCGTGGAACTGAAAGCCTTAAAGGTCGAGTTTGAAACTAAAGCCATGCTGACCGAAAAACAGTTTGATGATTTTTGGAAGAACATTGAAAAGAACTATACCAAGGCAAAGGAACGTGGTGGCTATATCACGGCATACGTTCCGGAGAAACGTGGATATGTGACACAGTACGGATATATCGCTGATATTCAGCCTACGTTCTATTCTGTGGCACATGGGAAGATTAAGTATGACGCAATCAAATTTTCGTTTGTAGGTGGTGTATATGATAAATAGCAGTTTGAAAGAAAAGTATTGGGATTCCTCGACAGATAAGCAGATGGTCATATCTGTTGTTGGAACGAATCAGAAAATAGACAATTCGATGCTTGAAATCGGTACGTTTGCACTTGAAGAAAGTCTTTGTTCGGAGTCTGAATTAAAGTTTGGAGCGTGCGAAGCGAATTGCGTAAAATTCACAGCACGAAACACCGCAGGAAGCATTATTGGAAAGACAATCTCTATTGAAGAAACGATTGACGGAGATAGCCAAAATCCGATGCCATACGGAGTTTTTAAGGTGGCATCCGATGTTCCTACGGCTGACCGGACAAAACGGCAGATTACGGCATATGACGCTATGTATGACATTATCAATACAGATGTAAAGCCTTGGTATGCAGGACTTAGCTTTCCAATGACACTTAAGCAGTTCCGCGATAGCTTCTTTGCATATCTTGGAATTGCGCAAGCCGAAACAAGCCTTGTCAATGATTCCATGACGGTCAATAAGACGATTGTAGCCACACAGACGGACGATTCAAGCGCAGTCACAGAAGAGTCCTCTATCAGCGGAAAAACCGTTGTAACGGCAATCTGTGAGATTAACGGATGCTTTGGTAATATCAACCGAGAGGGCAAGTTTGAGTATGTCTTTCTGAAAGCAATCACAAGCGCACTTTATCCGGCGGAAGATTTGTTTCCGTCTGACAATTTGTTTCCGTCTGATGCAAACACAGAGTCCATGACCGGACACTACATCACGTTTGATTATGAGGACTTCCAAAGTAAGGCAATCACGCAGCTAGAAATCAAGACAAGCGAAGATAATGCCGGTGCTATTGCTGGAACTGCCGGGAACAACTATTCGATTACAGGAAACTTTCTTGTATCAGATAAGACCGGAGCGGAGCTGGAACAGATTGCAAATAACCTATTGCCGATTATGAAACAGGCGGTATACACGCCGATTAAAAGTTGCACTTGTGTCGGAAATCCATGTCTGACACTTGGCGAACCAATCCGGTTCAACACCACGAGAGAAATCGTTGAAACGTATCTTTTGCAACGCGCCCTAACCGGAGTGCAAAGCAAGAGAGATTCAATCTCGGCACAGGGCACGCAGACACACTCTGTAAAGGTTAATTCTATCAGAGACACGATTGAAAGCGTGCAAAGACGTACCGGAAAGTTAGAGAGGAACGCAGACCATCTTCAATCCACATACGAGGATTTAGAGGAACAGACAAGCTCTAAATTTGAGCAGACCGCAAATAGCATTGCCGCAGAAGTCAATCGTGCGCAAAAGGCAGAGGGTGCATTGGACGCATCCTTGGAATTGAAGTTAGGCAGAGATGAGAACGACCAAGTTATTTCTATGATCAATGCCAGCGCAGACCAAATTGTGCTACGAGGAAACAGATTGATTGTAGAATGTAACAACTTTGAACTGGACGGTAGCGGACGAGTACATATAATAGAATCTCTGCTTTTTGACAGTGGTGAGGTATCTGGGGTAGAAATATTAGGGCATGACGGAAGAAATAATGCGTTATTGCAGAATGTTAAGTTGGACTTATTATCTGTTACTGACGCAAACGGGGAAAACTTGGCGACAGAAAGTTATGTTGACAATTCGCTGAGCGACTACGCAACCAAAAGCGAATTGCCAAGTGGGTATTTTACAGACGTAGACTATACACTTAATGATAGCTCTACAACCAAGTATTCGCCTAGACACTTTAATAAAATGTCTGATTTTGGTTCAAGGGAAAGTACCTTGGATATCGAGGGTCTTTTGATTTCTATTCCGAGTTCCGATAAAAGGCTGAAAAATAATATACAATCATTAAGGGATATTAAAAGTGTATATATGGCAATGTGCCCGGTTGAATATACATGGAAACCCGGATACATCACGCAACACACAGGGTTACAGTTTGGTTTAATTGCGCAGGATTTAGAGAAGATTTTGCAGGATGCCGGATTGTCCGATAGCGGACTTGTACTAAAAGAAGATGCCGAAGAGGATGAAAAAGCAATTCACGGAGATTCAAAGACATGGAAAATTGACAAGGAAAATCTCCATGCAATGCACATTCAGATGATTCAAAATCAACAAAAGGAAATCGAAGAGTTAAAGCGAGAAAACAAAAAATTGAGTGAACAGATGAAAGAATTTGAGCAACGATTGTCCGCGTTGGAAAGGAAGTGATCAGATGGCATATCAGAAAATCTATAGCCGCGAACATTGGGAGAATTTTCCAAGTGAAAAAACCGCAATCAATCGAGATAGGCTGAACAACATAGAAGGCGGCATTGATGCAATCGACGATCGTGTGTGCGCACTCGACACCACAAAAGTTGACTTGACCAAAGCTAACGAACTTGTAAAGGAAATCCTTTGGGATGAATCCAACGGTACGCTGACGGTGGTTAAGATGAACGGTTCCAAGGCGGTTATTGACACCAAGTTGGAAAAGTTGGCGGTCAACTTCAAGTACAATCCGCAGACGCAGCAACTTGTGATAACGCTAGATGATGGTACAACGCAGAATGTAGATTTATCCACATTGATTACAGAATATGAGTTCTTGGATTCTGATACAATCGCATTTGCAATCGGCAGCGACGGTAAGGTGTCCGCAATCGTGAAAGAGGGAAGTATCCAAGAAAAGCATCTGCGTCCGGATTACCTTGCTGACATTAAAGTGGAATCTGCCAAGGCTGTAGCATCTGCCAAAAGCGCAGGGGTGTCCGAAACCAACGCGGCAAAATATGCCACAGACGCAAAGGACAGCGCAGACCGGGTACAGGGAATCGAAGACGAGATTAACAAGAAACTCACAATGACAGAATTTGATGTGAATGAGGATGGGGAGTTGATTTACACGGACAATGCGGCATATAACTTTACCGTTGATAATAACGGAAATTTGAATTGGGAGGTGGCTTAATATGGCAGTGGCAGGTAGAGTAGCAATCGTGCCTAAAGGCGAGTGGAGCGCAAATGCTACATATAAGAGATTGGATGCGGTAACTCATAATAACACATTGTATTTTGCAAAAAAGAATGTTCCGGCAGGAACGGTAACAAGCAATACGGAATATTGGTCTAAGTCTGTTGTAGGTGGTGCTGGTGCGATTGCAACAACAGAGGATGCCGGAGTTGTAAAGCCGGACGGAAAAAGCATGAGCGTAGATGAAAGTGGAACGCTTAGTATTAACTTGGATGGCACCACAATTACATTGGATGAAGCGAAAAACGTCATAAAGTTGGCAGATGCATTAAAGGATAAAATCGGAAGTGCGCTGCAACCAGAAAGTATCGTAAATAACCAGGTAACAACAGAAACCGGGTATGCGCTAGACGCTAGACAAGCTAATCCGAATCTGGATGGTACGCTTGCAAAGCAGATAAGTGATTTAAACGGCTATTTAGGAACTTTCGATTTTATCCCAGATGGTAGCAATTTAAATTATTACACATCTGGAGTATATATGATTGGGGACACTGATAAATTAGAAAATTCGCCAGGTGTAAGTTGGTCAGTGCTCATTGCATTTGGTTCTAATTCTATATATAGTGTCCAAACCGTTATAAGTGTGATCGATAGCAAAAATAGTATATATGTAAGAACCAGAACTGAAAGAAATGAATGGTGTCCTTGGTTTAAAAAATAAACAAAAAATACAAATTAAACTGCCGTTTAAGAAAATATATCGAACAAACATTCGAACGTAACTTATAAACCATTTTTATAGAAAGGAATTAAAAAATATGGATAAAATTATTTTAAAAAATCAGACCAGCTTTGAGATTGCCGATGGGGCAAGCCTTGGAAACATTCAGATTCAGTCGGCAGATTTTGCCGGGATTAAAACGATCACGGACGCATTTACTGCGGACAACCTTGCAAAAGTGACATTCACCCACAACGGGGAAGTGTCTGGGGAATACACAGACCTTAAATCCGATGGGTTTTCTTACAATCCAAACGTGGGAGAGGATGGCGCAGAAGACGGTACATATACCGTAACGGTCAGCTTGAGGACTAAGACAGAGATGGAGAAAGCCATCGACGAATTGAAAGCAGGACATGAAGTAAACGCCGGAGCAATTCAGGATCTTGCAGATATGGTAGCAGGAGGTGAAGCATAATGGTTAAATTCTACGTGAGACGTATTCTTGTAGATAAGAAAATGACGATTGATGAAGTGCCAATGCGTTGGCGCGCAAAAGTGCAAGAAGAGATTGAGAAACAGCTTTCCGCTTCTCTGCAATGACATTTCTTGTCGAAATTTGCGACCGAAAAATGTTGAAATCATGCATATTGTAGTGATACTATGGACTTGTCCGAAAGGACACTTCAAGTTCTGGCATGGGTGGGGTTTGGCATGGCTCCGCCCATAATTGGGGATTGACTATGCCGAACATACGTTCTGTAATATTTGTATCGCTACATAGGGCACATGATTGGGGGTTTTGAGGTTGGGAGAAGAGTACTACAAAAATGAAATCATTAAACTCATTGAAAAATGCGACAATTTGCATTGGTTAAAAACCATATATGCATACATAAGCAACTTATTAAAATAGGAAAAGAGCCAAGGGTTTGCGCATTGCCCTTGGCTCTTTTTTACTTTTTGTCTGAAATCATATCAACTAAATTTTCTAAGGCTGTCCAATCATTTTCGCTTAACTTGCACAGCGCAGAAACAAGTCGATACTTAAAGTTTTCATCACCTAGTCTTTGGATTTCTCCAAGCATTGCTGAAATCTGTTCGTCTTTTGATAACTCAACAAACATTTCTCCGTTTCCGGTGCGAAGCCAATCTTGATTGACATTAAATTTTTCACATATATCAAAAATTGTTCTTTCGGACGGTTTTTTTGTTCCTGTTTCAATTTGCGCTATAAAATTTCTCGAAAGACCAATTTTTGAGGAAAATTCTTCTTGTGTTAATCCTAATCGACTTCTTAATTCTTTGATTCTTTCATTCACTATTTATCCTCCTTTCATATATACTATATAACAAAAATGTCCCCTAGTCAACAAAAAAGTATTGACAAAATGTTTCTCGGGGACTATACTTTGTTTACAAGGTCAACAAAACCTTAAAATTAAAGGAAAGAGGTGAGAACATGAAAGAGATTAAATCAGCAAATGACATAATTGTTGTTCCGGTTTCTTATTTTAATGGAATGGAAAAGGAATTGCAGAAGATTCTAAACAAAGTGGATATTCACGATATGGATGTCATGGAACAGGTTCTTCATATGCGGAAGTGGCTGAAAACCAAAACCGTATATGAAGAAACAAAGAGATTATATCCTAATCTCCGTTTGGAAAATATTCATTTGCTTTTACCACAAGAAGAAGAGAGTTCTTGTGAGTGTACTGATAAAACAAACAGTGAATAGATTCTGCTGTTGTGTCGCATAGCGGATTGCCAAACGTTTCAGGAACATTTAGTTCCCAACAGAAATTATTTATATTTGCGAATGTTATATCGTTTTCGGCTAATATCTTTGCCATCTTTTCTCGGTCGCAGGATATTGTAGAAAAATCGCAAAACAAAAAGTATTTCAAATTGTATCACCTCCCTTATTTGATGATAAGGGAATTATACCACAGAAAGGAAGTGAAAGTATGGATAATTTGGTACACATTGGAAATGCGGATATTTCCATCAAAGAGTACAAAGGCGAGCGAGTGGTCACATTTAAGGACATTGACATGGTACATGAAAGACCAGACGGAACAGCGAGAAAAATATTTAACGACAATAAGAAACACTTTATTTTAGGAGAAGATTACTTCGTCCGAAATTCGGATGAAGCCAAGGGGGAATTTGGTGTAACTTCTCCGAACGGAATGTATCTTATCACAGAACAGGGCTATCTGATGTTGGTCAAGTCATTTACGGATGATTTGGCATGGGAAGTACAAAAGAAATTAGCTTCTTCCTATTTTAATGTATATTTTCGGATGCGACTTGAACATTGTAGCAGAGTACGAAATCAGATATTGCGCATGAAAGGAAGTGATTGAATGAGCGAAAAGGAAAAGAGAGTTGTCGAAAAACTTCGTGATGCCATTCCGAATATGACAGATTTTCAGAAAGGATATGTCCTTGGAATGGTAGAGAGTTCTGCTTCGAAACATAGTGAGCAGGAAGAAGAAAATAATGAAAGGAGCAAATATGGAACACAAACCACAAAAAATTGAAATCAAGCCGAGAAGAGAGGGAGAACCACCGTCAAGCATTCATCTTTTTGTAGATGGACATGAAATCAAAGGAATTAGAAAACTTGATTTTTCTGTAGAACCAAACGGTCTTCCGCATTTGGTGCTTGATTTACAGGCATTTAATTTGACTGTTGATGCCGTTTGCTTGATATATCAGGAAAAAATCGGGGCAATTAATCTACAGATTGCAGACGAAGAAATTCCCCGAACGTGAGATTTTAAGTCCGGGGAATAATGGTTACATCTTTTCGCCAACAAAAATATTGTTTGATGAAAGGACAGAGCAACTTGATTGACTGCAAATATTGCCGTCACGCTTATATTTGCAATCGTAAGTACCACAGTATTCTTCTGACGATTCAGTAGTTTTGCTTTCAATAACATTGACCTTAACTTGATAATCAGAACGCTGTTGCTCACAATAACCATTTATGATTCTTTGTTTCAAAAGATTTTCACCTCCCTTATTTGATGATAAGGGGATTATACCACAGAAAGGAGAACTATGAACGAATTACAGATTTTTAATTCGGAAGAGTTTGGAGAGATTCGGACAATTACTAAAGATAATGAGCCTTGGTTTGTCGCAAGTGACATATGCAGGTCGTTAGATTTGTCAAACCCAACAATGGCTATGCAAAGAATTGACGATGATGAAAAGGCTAAATTTAATTTAGGGTTATCTGGTGGAGAGACAAACTGTGTAAACGAATACGGTCTTTACTCATTGGTACTTGCAAGCAGAAAAAGAGAAGCCAAAGATTTTAAAAGATGGATTACGCATGAAGTCCTTCCGTCAATCCGTAAGAATGGCGGTTACATAGCAGGACAGGAAACCTTATCTGATGAAGAGTTGCTTTCCAAGGCACTTATGGTGGCACAACGAAAGATTGACGAAAAGAACAATATCATTGCTATGCAGGACTCACGAATCCAAGGAATGATACCTAAAGAGATTTTCGCTGATGCAGTATCAGCAAGCCATACATCAATCCTCATTGGAGATTTAGCAAAGCTGATTTGTCAGAACGGTGTGCAGATAGGACAGAAGCGGTTATTTGAGTGGTTGAGAGAGAATAACTTCCTTATTAAAAGCGGCAATTCTAGGAATATGCCAAAACAGAGATATGTTGAACAGGGATTGTTTGAGGTTAAGGAAAGCAACATTCAGAATCCGGACGGTTCCGTAAGAATCACAAAGACAACGAAAGTTACCGGAAAAGGACAGGTTTACTTTGTAAACAAGTTTCTGAAAGGAGCATGAATGAAAAAAGTAATCCAATTCATCATAGGTGCGGTTGCAATGGAGTATTCCTTAGTTGCCGCGTGCTATATGGATAGTGAGGGCGCGGCCGGGAATATGTCGGCTATTAAATTCGTAGTAGGGGCAGTAATTGCTGCAATCATGTATTACTGGTCGCAAGTAGACCGGAAGAGAGCCGAACTTGACAAAAAAATCAAGAGAAAACGCAGAATGAGAGAGGATGAATGGTAGGCGTTGTGTATATAAGTGGTACGAGATGTTCCACGAAAGAAAAGCGTATGCTTGCTGAACTTTTGGCAGGGAAACGAAAGAAACAGAATGATAAAGATAATTTTGAAAAGGTTCTTGACAGAGAAATGGAAAGGAGAAGCAATGGAGAACAAAATAACACTGATCGGTGATGTTGTATCAGCACCAAGGGAAAGCCATACAACATCAAGCGGTAAGAAATTTTATAAATTTTTCATCGGAGTTGAAAGAAGAAGCGGTGTTGCAGATATACTTCCGGTACTGTTTGATGAAGAAATCAGCGATACAGGAATTAGCGGAACAGTATGTGTCAAGGGAAAGATAATTACCCGGCATGTAAAAACAGGATCCGGAAAAGCTATTCTTACATATGTTATGGCTGATGCAGCCACAAAGCCAGAGGATGATAGTCCTTTGAATGAAGTAAGCCTTGATGGAATTATCGAGGAAAAGCAACTTAGAGAAACACCGCTTGGTCGTAAAATCTGTGATGTGAAACTCAAAAACGTAAGAGAAAACGGAAAAGAGGATTTGATTACTTGCATTGCATGGGGAAAGTGTGCAGAGTATACGGACTCACTTGCTTTAGGCGATAGGGTAAGCATATACGGCAGATTACAAAGCCGGAGATATAAGAAAACGTGTAAAGATGGTCACGTTATGGAAAAAGTTACATATGAGTTGTCAATAAAAGGAATCGTGGGGGTGTAGAATAATGCGAATGATTTTAAAATCGTTACATATGGAGAATTTCAAAGGTATTAAGAGCCTTGATGTGAATTTCTCAAACAAGACAAGTATTAAAGGACAGAATGCAGCAGGTAAGACCACAATTTTTGATGCGTTCACATGGTTGCTTTTTAACAAGAACAGTGCCGGAGAGGAAAAATTCAATGTCAGACCACTGGATAAGGACGGACACCGCATTGATAATGTAGAAATCAAGGTTGTAGCAGTTCTTGATGTAGACGGCAAGGAAGTGGAACTTTCCAAGGTTCAGAAACAGAATTGGGTTAAGAAGCGCGGTACCAACACGGTATCATTGCAGGGAAACCCAAATTCTTATGAGATTGACGGCTATCCAAAGAGCGAAGCTGAATTTAAGGCTTATATTTCCGGTTTGGCGCAGAGCGAGGAAATGTTTAAGATGCTGACCAATCCGCAGTATTTTTCTTCTCTGAAATGGAAAGATCAGCGAGATATTCTGATGAAACTTGTTGCAGAGGTTTCAGATGTGGAGTTGGCAAAGACAGATGCCAAGTATGCGCCGCTGATTGGAGAATTGGAGAAAGCACCATCTACAGACGATATTCGCGCCAAGTTTTCCAAGGCTTTGAGCGAGTGGAAGAAGAAACAGTCTGAAATTCCGGTGCGCATTGATGAAGCCGAGAAATCCAAGGTTGATGTAGATGTGGCAGAGCAGGAGTTGTTAAAAGCCGATTTAGAGAGAAAGATTGAAGCACTTGAAGATTTAATGGGGAAATCTGATGTGCGGATTGATGAAATGCGCAGCGAAGAAATGAATTGTCAGTTTGAAATGTCAGCTATCGCGCAGACCATGAATAACGAGCTTTCAAGCAAGAAACGTGAGATTGAAAAACACAAATACGAACATGAGGAAAAGTTGGAAGATATTCGATTCTCTATCGAAAATGCGCAGAACTCTGTTGATAGCAATAAAAGAACAATTTCTGAACAGACTCTTAAGAAAGCTGAACTTGCGAAAAAGTATAAAGAGGAAAAGGAAAAGAAGTTTGACGATTCAAAGTGGGTATTTGACGAATCTACAACGGTTTGTTCGTTATGCGGACAAAGATTGCCGGAAGATAAAATAGAGTCTTTAAGAGCCGATTTTTCGCAGAGAAAAGCAGATGCAATCGAAGTATTTAATGAAGAACACGCGAAAACACTTGCCATGATTGTTGATGATGGAAATGCGTGTGCTGAAATGATTAAGGAGTTGACCGAGAACAACAAAGAATTGGAAAACACAATCAACACCTTGAAACTGCATGAAGCGGAAGAAATTGACATTATCAAGGGATTTGACGAACAGATTTCTAAGATTCCGAAATGCGCTGATTATATGCAGAATGCGGAATATGTCAAGTTAAAGGCTAAACAGGATAAATTGCTTGCTGATATTGCAGAGTTAGAATCCAAGGGTGCAGATAAGGTTGTTGAGGACGCAAAAGCTGATAAAGCAAAATTAAAGAGTCAGCTTGATGAAGTAAATAAGATTATCGCACAGGCGGCTAACAACGTTATGATTGATGATCGTATCGAAACGCTTCGTGACGAGCAGAAAGAAATCGGGCAGAAAGTTGCCGACCAGGAACAGATGCTTTACCTCTTGGAAGAGTTCATTCGCTTCAAGCTGAATAAGGTTTCTGAATCTATAAACAGCCATTTCAAGACCGTAAATTTCAAACTCTTTGAAACGCAATTAAATGGCGGTATGAAAGATTGTTGCGAGTGTACTGTGAATGGCGTTCCGTATTCAACTTTAAACAGCGGTCACAGAATTGTAGCCGGACTTGATATTATCCGCTCGTTAAGTGAATTGTACGGCGTGAGCGTGCCGATTTTTGTGGATAACGCAGAATCACTGAATGAGTTCAATGTGCCGGATATGGATGCGCAGCTAATTCTTTTGAGCGTTTCAGAGGACAAACAGTTGAAAGTGGAGGGTGTGTAAATGAAAGAAGAATTATTGAAAATAGCATCGGAAAGTTTATCTTCGGATGAAGTAAGTGAAATTGTCAAAGAAAAATTTATGAATGCATTGGTAGGAGCAATCGAAGATGCTTTTCGCTGGGGAGATGCAAAGCATGCCATTGAGGAAAAGGTAAAAGAAGTCATGGTTCCATACATTGAGAGTTATGATTTTTCAGAGTACCTTCCTAAACTTGATTCTGTTTTAACAGAGATTGTTAATTCGGATTTCTGTATTGGAAATAAAAAGATTTTGGAGAATTTTAAAGACCTTATGATGGAGCCGGAGCAGAAAGAAATCAAACTTACGGATTTGTTCAAGGCATGGATTAAACAATGTGAAAGGGATATTGACACAGAAGATTTAGACATTGATTACGATGATGGCGTTTCTTATCAATCCGTGGAATGTGAAATGCGGTTTGAGCTGGAAGATAAGCCATCATGGAGCAGTGTGCAAAGAGCAGTTATCACATTTGAAAATGAGCATGATGAAAAACTGAATGTTGAAATTCCTGTGTCAAAGTGGATATGGGATAACGGAAAAGAAGAACCATATACACTTTCTTCCTATAAGGATTTGACGATTTCGTCAATTAGAAACTTGAGTGAATTTGAGGTGCTACTCTTGAGATTATCCAGAGCTAAAACGGCTATCGTTATTGATAAGGAATATGATGACAGTTATATTCGACCGGAAAAAGAACCGGAAGCGGATTTTCATTAAGAAAGCTAGGATGTAGAATGTCTAGAGTTGGAATAAGCAACAACATCACACAGCCGGATGCACGGTGTATGTCATATGAGGACAATCCAAAATTCTATGAGCATCTTTGCTTTGGAACCGAGAAAGAATGGGATGAAGAAACCAAGAAACAGGAGAGCGGATTTATGTTTGCTCCAACGGAACCATGCAATCCAAGTGCTAGTCCAAATGTTATTACACATTGGCAATCTATTGTTAATGGAAACGTTCCATTTGGTTTGAAAATTGAGGAGGGATGATAAATGCAGTATATCAAAGCAAAATTTCCAAACAGCACCAGAAGCTATGTGTATCGCACCGAGGATTCTGTGAAAGCTGGTGACACGGTTGTAAATGCCAAAGGTGCAAAGCTGACGGTTACGGATGAATCGGTGGATATGAAGTGGGTGGAAACCTACGGTGCTGATAAGGTGGCAATTGTGAAGAAGTATGAAGAGCCGGTAGATGCCGGAGAAAGTGAGGAATAAATTATGATTAAATCAGATTTTGGAACAGTAGAGGTAACCGGTTTTAAACCGGTTGTAATGGCAGAGTTCGTGTCACTGTTAGAGGTTTTAAAGCACGAGCTTGGGAAAGAAGATTACAACCGCATTTTACAGGATGCGGACAATACAAAGAAGTCCGGTGATGAACCGGAAGAAAAGGAAGTGGACTTTGAGCCACATTTAGTACCGTCGGATAGAACTGTCGACTACGGACGTATCGGAGAAGAAACGAACATTTGTGACATTACAGGGGAAAATTTGAGCGTTGGAGATACAGTAAATTTATATGCCATTGAGGACAACGGACAGGTTTCATTCAGAGGGGAACATTCGATTGTGAAATACGATAATTCGGAGTTTGTGATGGGAGTGAGGGGAATCAAATTCAACAGGGGATTTAGCAACAATAATTTTGAGTGGCTCATCATTCTGAACAGACGGCATAAGGAAATCAAAGACGGAGAAACGGTGGATTGTATTAAGTACATTAAATCAGAAAGGGCAGGTAAGTAATTATGGCAGAGAAAAACAGTTTAGAGTTACAGAAAGTCAACACTGCGGTCAGCCAGTGGACTAATTCAATCACGAACCTTGTTACAAAGGATTTTGAGTTATGCGGTGTGCCGTATGATGATTATTCAAAGCAGTGCGCCATGTCAGCTATGACAAGCATTTATCAGCTTGTTAAGGATAGCGATAAAATCAAGGATTTAAACGGACTTGATACATCGAATCTGCGAGAGGTTGTCGGTCAGTGCGCAAGCCTTAAACTCAATGCTAATGCAGTGCCGAGAGAGTGCTATTTCCAGCTTAGAACAAAGAAGTCCGGAGACAACTATGTGCAGGTTGTAGAAATGGGAATTGAGGGAGACGGCAACGATGCATTACTTCGTAACTATGGAGAAAATGTAGATACCGTATATCCTTGTTGGCTTGTTAAAGACGGTGACGAGTTTTCATATCCAAAGCATAAGGGTATCGAAATGACACCGCCGGAATGGGAAGAAATGGGACGATCACAGAAGGTTGTCCGTGTTGTTTATCCTCTGAAATTAAAGGACGGCACATTTCAGTATCTGATCGCAGAGAGAGACGGTGTAAAGGTTAATCTGTTTGCTCATGTGCGCAACAATCTGATGAATGAGACTTTCGGAATTTGTCAGAATCGTTACAAGGCATCAGCCGAGCAGTTGAGCAAAATCAAGGCTAAGAAAGAGGAGATTTTCGATGCTTTGAGAAAATGCGCAACCGTTGATGAAATGTTGGAATGTGAAGTTGCAAAGCCTTATATCAGCGCGGCATGGCTCGACACACCGGAATCAATGATTGTTCGTAAAATGCGTAACAATGCAATCAAGAAGTATCGCAAGGACTTCAATAGCATGGCAAAGCAGTCCTTCAATCAGCTTGATGAAACCTATGTGCAGACACAGGAAGAAATTGCAGAAAACGCCAATTCAGAACCATTTGTCGTAGCAGAATCCGAAGCGACCGACGGTGCAGCAGTTGAGCCGGAGAAAGTCGTTGAGAATGATGAGAACGTACCGGACTTTATGAAAGATTAGGAGGTTGCCATGAGAGTTATATCACAGGACGGCACATTGGATTTTCCGTACGAAAATAGCATTGTTTTTATTGATACAAGGGCGAAAGAAGCAACATTTGTCCGGATGCAGGCAATCGGAGACAATGAGACTTCAATAACAGCTAAATATTCCACGAAAGAAAAGGCAAAGAAAGCCATGGAAATGCTTAGAGAAGAATATCAAAAATATGCAAGCCAGAATTACATGAAAGTATTTCAGTTCCCGGCAGAGGAAGAATTGGAGTAGCCTATGAAATTAAAAGTCTTAGGTTCCGGTTCATCCGGTAACTCATACGCCTTAATTGCCGACAATGGAGAAATCCTTGCAATCGAAGCAGGATGCAAATTTCTTGATTTTAAGAAGATGATTGATTGGAAAATAGCAAATGTTGTCGGTTGCATTGTGAGCCACGAACATGGAGACCATGCACGATACATAAAAGATTTCATGCAATCCGGCATTCCGGTTTATACGGCATTTAAAACGCAGACCGCGCTTGAAACCATTACAGGAGAACGTACAATAGCCATTCCACCACGCAGAGCACGGCAAATCGGCAGTTTTACAGTGACCCCTTTCAACGTACCGCATGATACAGAAATCGAGTGCTACGGCTATTTAATCGAGCATGAGGAAATGGGTAAACTGTTATTCTTGACCGACTTGGAATATTGCAAGTATGACTTTTCCGGCATAAAGGTTGAGCATATCATGGTTGAAGCCAATTATAGCATGGATTTGGTAGACCGGAATGAGCCAAATTATGAACACCGTTTGCGAGGCCATATGAGCCTTGATACGGCACTTAAATTTATTCAGACGAACGACAACCCGGCTTTACGAAATGTCGTTTTAATACACTTATCGGACACAAGCGGAGATCCCGCGTTATTCCTACAACGAACGAAAGAAACTATTAAATATGGAGCAAATGTTTATGTTGCAGAAAAAGGGCTAGAGGTTGATATGAACCTTTGTCCGTTCTGATTGGTTGAAACACCTTGGCGAAAGCCTAAAAGAAACTATCTTGTTTGGCGAATAATAGTTATCACAAGCTTATTGAAAGCCATGTTTTGGCGGTGCGTTTACCGCACCGCCCTTACAAAAGATTGGAGGTAAAAATTGAAATTATGTGAATACTGTATGGTTGAATTTGAGCCGAAGCGACAAGATCAGAAATACTGTAGACCCGACTGTGCAAGAAGATCTGCGCAGTTTAGAAATTTTAAAAAGGCTGGAAGAATTGTGTATAAAAGAATATGCCCGAAATGCGGAAGGCTGTTTATGACGATAGATGAAAACAAGTTTAATTGCCAAGACTGCATTAGCATTGACGTTAAAGAACGCTTGATAAAGCAAAAGAAAAAGGATGATGCAATCAAGGCTGTGAATCACATGGCACGCGCTTCCGGCATGAGCTATGGAAAGTTTGTGGCTCAAATGAGCATGAAGCCATTGGAGAGGAAGTGATTGGGGTGGATTATAAGAAATTTAGACAGGCAAAAGCCATCGAAGCCAAAAATAAACAGAAGTGGCTTGCGTTGAATCCGAAACTGAATGATGAAAGCGGAATATACTTCTTACTTCGTGAGGATGAAAATGGTTTCCGGTATGCGTATATCGGGCAGGCACTGCATATAATCAGCAGATTGTGTAGCCACCTTACAGGCTATGAACAACACATAGACCTTAGTTTACGGAAGCATAAGTTGTACAACGAGAGCGACAATCCTTATGGTTGGCGAGTTGAATTTCTGAATTTCTCAGAGAGCCAGCTTGATAAAAAGGAGAAATATTACATCAAGTTATATGCAGATAAAGGCTATCAATTGCGTAATGTCAGTTTGGGCGGTCAAGGAGAAAATCGCGCAAGTGGTTCAATCGGAGAAAGAAAAGTGGTCAAAGGTTATATGCGGGGCGTACAACAAGGCAAAAAGACTCTTGCTAAGGAATTATCGCATATTGCTGAAAAGCACCTTGAAATCCGATTGAAGCCGGAGAAACAGGGTAACAAAGTTTCTGAAAAACAGTATGAGAAGTTTATGGCTTTGATTTCTGAAGATACATATGAGGAGAGTGATTAAATGGCAGAAGTCAAGTGGATTAAAATCACAACAGATGTCTTTGATGATGAAAAGATTCTGCTGATTGAGAGTATGCCAAGTGCGGATAGCATCATTGCGATTTGGTTCAAACTTCTCATTCTTGCCGGAAAACAGAATAACAACGGTGTGTTTATGATGAGCAACAAATTACCGTTCACGGATGAAATGCTTGCCACCATTTTTCGCAGAGATTTGAACACGGTAAGGCTTGCGCTTAAGACCTTTGAAGAGTTTGGAATGATTGAGGTCGTTGACAACGTGATAACGATTCCGAATTGGAATAAGCATCAAACGCTTGACGCTTATGAGAAGAAAAAAGAACGTGACAGGCTTTATCAACAGAACCGGAGAAAGAAGCAGAAAAACCTAATTGAGCAAAAATCGCCCGATAAATCGTCTGATGTCGCTGTTTCAGATAGAGAAGAAGAAAAAGAAGAAGATAAAGAGAAAGAAAATATAAAAGAAAATTCGCTGTCGACCGATTCTAAAGAGCCATTTAATTTTGAAGATGCTTGGGAAAAGACTTTTGATGCATACCCCAAGAAAACAGCGTACAGTACCTCTAAAACAGCTTGGATGGATAAAGTGCTAGAAGTTATCGAAGAGAACCAACCGGACATTGCACGGCTGTTATACAAAGCCACAGAAGCATATTTGAGTGACTATCAAGAAAAGAATCCAGATGATACGGATTTTCGGTACATTCCAAAATATGTTGATTGGCTGAAAAATGATTGCGATTATTGGCTGCAGATCGCGGAGAAACGAGGTGATTGCAGTTGACAGAAGCAGAATTTGGAGTGATCGGGTGCGTATTGATTGACAATGATGTGCTAAATAGCATCTGGAGAACGCTGAAGCCGGAAATGTTTAGTTCGGATTTTGCGCAGGACACATACAAGGAAATGCTTGCTATGTATGACCGGAATGAAAGTATTGATCCGATGTCTTTATCAATGGCACTTGAGAATCACAAATACACACAAGAACAGATTAGCAAATTGATGAAATCCTGTATTACCGGAACAATCACTTCAACTATGGTTAAAAGCTATGCCGATGCGGTTGCGAAAGAATACAAGGCAAGAACGGTTCGTGACATGTATCAGAAATCTAGTTTAAAACCATGTGACATTGATGATACAATCAGCGACCTTCTTACAAGGCTTGAACATTTGCAAGAGGGAAAAGAAGTAAAACTAAAGCCGATTAAACAGATTGCGGGTGAGAACAAAGACAAGTATTTCAATGAAAGCGTTGGAGAGGGCGGTATAAAAATCGGGTTATCGCAGCTTGATGATGCGCTTGGCGATCTTGAACGCGGTGATGTAACAGTAATTGCCGCAAGACCGGCAGTCGGTAAATCCGCGCTTACAACGCAAATTATTGGCAATATGGCAAAAAGGGGACTTAAAGTCGCATATTTCAACTTGGAAATGAGCGACAAACAGGTGTATGAACGATTTATTTCAAGACTTGCGGAAATCGGCTTAACGAGAATCAGAAGGGCAAAAGCGTTTCTTGGCGATGAGCAGGGAAAATTTAACCAAGCAAATGAAGAAATGAGTGATTATCAATTATGGATTGCATCCGGAACTGTATCTCCGAGAGAGATAAAGTCAGAATGCAGGCACCAAAACTTTGATGTTATCGTTGTCGACTATCTGCAATTGCTTATGCCGGATAACAGATATTCCGGAAGAAATGAAGAAGTAGCATCAATTTCAAGAGGTTTAAAATCGGTTGCAAGAGACTTAAATACACATGTAATAGCACTTTCACAGATAACAAGGGCTTCCGAAAGCAGAGACACAAAAGAGCCTACCATGGCAGAGTTGAGGGAATCTGGAGCAATCGAACAGGATGCGTCAAACATAATTATGCTGTGGAATCTGTCAGACAATGACAAGGGAGCCAAGGGCGTAAAAATCGAAAAGAACAGACAGGGAATGACGATGCGTGAAGCAATGGAGTTTGATGGAGATCACATGAAGTTTGTTGAAATCGAAAAACCGTTTGATGATGTTGTTTCGGAAATAAAAAAGAAAGGACGCGGGGACGGATTCAAGCCATACAATGGCGATTGTCCGTTTTAGAGGTAGCGGCTATGGCAAGTGCAAAGATCGAAAAGGGTTCGGAAGAATGGCAAGTATTTATGGATTATTGGCAATTCATTCAGAAATACTATTCACCGGACAATACTGATTCTTGGTGGGATGAAGTTGTAAAAGCCGGAGAATCATTGATAAACAAATACAAAGGAATGGAGATTGAAGAGCGTGCAAGACAGCTTGTATTGAGTCATTTTGCATGGTTGGAAATCACATACAGAAAGGAGAAAGCAAAGAAATGAGCAACGCGTTGAGACGGAATAAAAAGCCGGCATTTTACACAAAACAGGAAATGCGGATTATCGGGCAAAATGATTTTGAAAAGAGAAATGCCGATAAGGTTATATCAAAATCATACAAAGATTTTGTCGTGATTGGGTACATAATTCTACATGACAAATTCGGATTCGGACAGGCAAGAATCATCCGGTTGCAGGATTTTTTGAAATCCTACTTAGATGAAGCAGCATCCGGTGGAAATACCGGAAAGGACTTGTCTGTTTATCTGAAAAGTAAATACGGAATCGACATAAAAGAGGAAGTCGGAAAAATTCCGCAAAGGCAGTTAATGAACCTGTATGCAAAGAAAGGTTTCTGTATCGAGCGTGAAGCATACAGGCTTTCCGGTGCGTCTTTGTTTAACTATTTCGCGCTCACGCTTACGATTCTGAAAAAGGAATTTAAGATAACAGCGAAACAGTTGCAGTATTTCACGGACAAATTCATCGACTACATTGATACGTTAGCTAATTACAAGCAGTTTCAGTTGACGTTGCCGATGATAGCGGAGAGTTTGGCGAATGAGATTAAGTTTGTGTGTGACTTGGAGGTGTGAATATGCTGAACAGAGAGAAATACGCAAAAGAAATTTTAGATATTGCGTGTAAGGGAGATAAAATTGCAGTTCGCAACGGGAAAATGACTTCTTGTGACAATCTTCTTTGCAAAGATTGTGATTTCGGTTATTCAGATTGTAATGAAAAAATACTGAAATGGGCGAATAGCGAGTATGTTGAGCCGCCTGTTGATTGGAGCAAGGTAGCGGTCGATACGCCGATTCTTGTGAGAGGCCTAGAATCTGATGCGTGGACACGGAGGTATTTTGCAAAATACGAGAACGGAATAGTGTACGCATGGGGATACGGAGCAACATCTTGGAGTGCGCGCGGAAGTGGCGATATAAGCGATTGGAAAACGGCAAAGCTGGCAGAAAGCGAGGAATAGACATGGAGAGATTAACAGAGCGAACAGCGGCTGGAATCTTGGTAAAAGAGAATTACGAGAAAGAAATTGCTGAAATGTTTTTAAAGGCATTTGATGATAGTGAAGAAAAGATTTCTTGTAACTGCAAGCACAACAGCAATTCAATAGATAACGAGCCTTGTTGCAGATGTGATAGCAAAGTTTCAGAAAATGATGATACAAAAAACAAAGTTACATCTCTGGAAATTATCGTAAGGATGATAGACAACAAGCCATATTACGAAATCAAGTACAAAAAAGTCGGCGAAGATTATTACCATGTAGGTTACAGTTCATTTAATATTGATAATGTATTGAAATGGCGTGATGAGTGCTTTGAACTTGTTGACGCGAAAGTGACCAATGCCGACAGGATAAGGAATATGTCGGATGAAGAGTTAGCAGATTATCTATCAACCGTAACAAGTGACACTATATGTGGAAGTTCATGGGATTATGATGGATGGATAAAAGAACTTCAATCAGAAGCGGAATAGGAGAGAATATGGAAGATAGATATTTATTCCGCGCAAAGCGGATTGATACCGACGAATGGATCATTGGAAGCCTGCTTGTTGATAAACAGCAAGACATTGAGACAGGGGAGCAAATTGAAATTATAGGGATATATCCGAGTGAGTATAAGGATTTTGCTAAAAAGGTAGACCCGTCCACCGTCTGCCAGTGCACCGGACTTAAGGACAAGAATGGCAAGCTGATTTGGGAGAATGATATTGTAAAAGACTTATTTAGTGATGTTTGCGCGCAAATCAAATACGGCAGTTATCAGAACTGCTTTGATAGCACCAAAACTGAACACGTTGGATTTTATGTAGGCTGGTCAGACAAGCACACTGGAAGATACAGAAAAGATTTAGGTTATTGGATAAATATGGTTGATGCAGAAGTTATCGGCAATACGTTTGACAACCCGGAATTGTTGGAGGTGTAGGCATGACGGAGAATGAAGCAATTAAGATATTAAAGAAAGATAGTTGTTATGAATGCGCACAAGGCACAGACAGCCCGTTTAATTGTGAATATGGGGAATGCAGAGTTGCGAAAGCTACTAGAGTAGCAATTAAGGCACTGGAAGAGGTTCAGAAGTACCGCGCAATCGGCACACCGGAAGAATACCAAGCAGCTATGGAACGAAACAATGAAAAACTCGGATAATTGATGGAGTTACAGAGTGTTGCGGTTATGATTTTGGAATAGATGCGTTTCAAAGGGAGCTGCCTAAATTCTGCCCTGTATGCGGTAGGAAAATTGAAAGGAGTGATGAAGAGTGATGTTTCAATCGTACATAAATTTCATTCTACTAATACTTATAGCCATTAGGTTAGATATTCTAACAAAATTTGGAGTCAATCTTTTTTGCGTTCTGTCAGTTGTAGCGATGATTGGACATGAGATTTTTGATTATTTGAAAAAAGGAGATAAAAAACGATGAGACTGATTGGTGCAGATGCACTAAAAGAATATTGCATGAATGCAAGTAAATCTGATGATGATTTTAGGAGAGTAAGTTTGGCAACATTGGCAAGCGTGATAGATGCACAGCCGACCGCCTACGACCAGGACAAGGTTGTGGAGCAGTTGGAAGACTATAGTAATGAAGAAACACACTATTATAAAAACACTCCATATGAAAAATGCATAGAAGAGTGCATAGGCAAAGCAATCCAGATTGTGAAAGGTGGTGGAGTGAATGGCAAAGAGCAGAGCCAGTAAGATGAACGGATATCGTAGCATGGTAAGCCGTCAGAAAAATGATGTTTTTAAGTTTAAATCTAAAAAGAAAAAGAAAGGGTGATGGTATGGCTAAAGCAGTATTGGTTATGGATATGCCGGAACAGGTGTGCCAGAAATGCACATTGTGCTATGAGACAGAGAATGAAGACGAATACCTGTGTTGTGCGACAGGGAAACTTGTACCAGACGGAGAAAAGCCGGAATGGTGTCCGCTCCGGGAACTGCCGGAGAAGAAAGATAGAAATTCCCCAGAAAGGGTTGAGTACGGAAATTTCGGCGAGGAATATATAGCCGGTTTTAATGACTGTATTGACAAGATTTTAAAATAAATCGAAAGAGGGTGGAGCATATGGCGGATAAAGTCAAATGGCTTAATGAAAACTGCCACAAATGCGGAGGACAGATGAATAGTTGGGATGCGCGGTTGACTAAGACTTTCAAAGTCCGGAATACATGCGAGAAGTGTTTTTGTAAGATTTATGACATGGATCAAGAAGCGTTCCGTAGTCAAATGGAAGATTTCTGGGGCATCCGCCCATGTCAGGGGATCTGATTATGGAATATAACGAATTGACCAAGCGGTTACTTGCAGAAGGTTATACTGCCGACCATCATCCTGATTATGTACAGGTAAATACAAGCAGACTTCCCGGTAATGATCCGCTGAACAATCTTTCTGGTGGGTTTGAGTATAAGCGATTCTACAGAGATAGCATTGTTTACAAGACTGGCTGTGGGAAGTTTATAATGGGAAGCCATGTGATGGACAATCTAGGATGTGGAATCGATTGGAGCCATGAAAATAATAATCCGGTGTTCCGCTGCCCTTATAGTAAACCAGAGTGTGAGCACAATGATCCAAGATTATATGGCACGCATGGTGGCGGTTTGTGTATTCAGTGTTTTTGCACTTGCCACAGAACAGATGATGAACCATACGATTATGAGAACAGCATTGAAAAAGCCAATAGAGAGCGTGAGGAAGAAAAGAAGCGTAAGTACGAGGAATACTCTGGTGCTCATAGCGGTAGAGTTTGCCAGAACCACATGTTTTATGATGAGCGAACCAGAACGTGGTCGCAACATTATGATCCGATTCGATGTGCCCACATGTGCTGTTCGAATGGGTACTGCCCGATTTTAGGTCGCCAGCTTAACAAAAAGCGCGGAAATGTTTACTACGATCTGAAAGAAAGTGGCGCGGTAAAGAAAACTGATGGCCAGATAGGACTTTTCGATCGTGATCGTTGGGAACGAGCCACAAAAGGGATACGATTTTTGAAAAAGCCGTGCAGTATGGATATCTGCGAAGCTATCGCTAAAACGCAAGGTGGCAAAATTCGTCATCATTACGCAATCAATCATACGAGGGAGATGATGTTCGATCCAACGTGGAAATTTGAAATTTACAATATTCGGGCAGAATCTAAGCAGAGCCGTGATCTGATGCAAGATTTACAGGATTTACGGGAAGGAGTGGAAATCGTATGGGAAGATGACCAGATAAAGGAAGACAAGGAACGCAAAAAGAAGAAAAGGCAGGAAGCAAAACAAAAAGCTATTGATCGGCTTGAAAAGAAGCTGATAGAGGTTGGCTATGAAAATCTTCCGGACACATCCATTGACCGTGTGCACGCGGATAAGTGGCTGGATTCGGAGCGATTGGAAGAGCTGGAGAATATCCGGCAACAGAAAATAAAAGAAGAACAGGAGAAGCCTGTACAACTTAGCCTGTTCAGTCTTTTGTAAATATCGACTTAAGTCACAGGTCGAACACCTGCAATTGCGCTTGTCATATATGAAACTGTAACACTAATAAACTGTTTGCTGAAATTTCCCATAGAAATTCCCCCTTTCGTATAGATAAGTAAAAACAAAGATGCGACGATTAGGAACATTGTTACTTTGACAAAGTGCGACAAGTGACGATACATTGTGGCTCCAGCCTGTGCATTTGCAACCTGTGGCTTAAATCGATGATACATCAATATTATAGCGTAGAAATAACAAATAATCAAGAAAGGAGCCGAACCTCCGGCCGGGGTAACGATATATCGGGTTCCTTTGAAAAAATGAAGAATAGTGAATTAAAAGAATATGTAAACAGCTTTCCGGATGATGCACCGGTGAGTATTATCTGCGCGAATCCAAGAAAAAGAAAACTGTACAAGTTGGAAAATGTAATGTGGGTGACAGACCAAGGGCAGCCTTTGATCCTTATTGACATTGGAAAAGAATCGGATATGGATGCAGAAATGATATCCGCTTGCAAAGAGGATGAAAAGTCTGCGGATGATCTGGAAGGACAGATGCAGATCGAGGACTTCCTGGAGGTGATGCCATGATTAACGGAGATTTAATTATTGATTGCTTTGCTGGTGGTGGCGGTGCAAGCGTAGGGATTGAGATGGCACTTGGACGCCCGGTTGACATTGCAATTAATCACGATCCACAGGCAATTCGAATCCACAAAATCAATCATCCGAGTACTTTACATTTGACAGAAGATATTTTCAAAGTTGATTTACAGAAATATGTAGGTGGCAGACATGTTGCACTTATGTGGGCATCGCCGGACTGTACAAGCCATAGTAAGGCGAAAGGCGGGCAGCCCAGAAAGAGAGGGCTGAGGATACTTCCGTGGGCGGTATACAAACATGCAAAAACAATTTTGCCGGATGTGATCATTATGGAGAATGTGGAAGAAATCCAACAGTGGGGCCCGCTGGATCCGGACGGTCATCCGATACCGGAACGTAAGGGAGAGGACTACAGAAAGTTTATATCATCGATGCAGTCACTCGGGTATGCATTCGATAGTAGGGAGCTTGTAGCTGCTGATTATGGCGCACCGACAACACGTAAGAGATGGTATGCGATATTCAGGAGAGACGGCAAAGCGATTGTTTGGCCAGAACCTACGCATAGCAAGTCTGGTATTGTATTACCACGATGGAAACAGTGTGGAGATTATATTGATTGGTCAGATTTAGGAAAATCAATTTTTGATCGAAAAAAGCCGCTTGCTGATGCGACAATGGCGCGAATCGCAAACGGTATACAAAAATATATCATTGATGATCAGCATCCGTACACTGTGAACGATAAACGAGCCATGGCTTTTTTAATTCAGTATTATAGCGAAACGAAGAAAGGTGATGCGAGAGGTCAGACGTTGTGTGAACCAATTAAGACCATTGATACAAGCAATCGATACGGACTTGTTACTGCTTTTATTACAAAATTCTATAAGACGGGGATCGGGCAGAGATGCGGTGAGCCGATACATACGATTACCACGTCACCAGGACATTTCGGACTGGTATCCGCTTTTCTGATTAAATATTACGGAACTGGTTGCGGTCAGCCAGTGGCAAGTCCTCTTGCAACAATTACAACAAAGGATCGGTTCGGACTTGTGAATGTGATAATTGAAATTGACGGTGAGGAATGGATAATAGCAGATATATTTCTGCGAATGCTGAATGCTACCGAATTAAAGCTTATGCAAGGATTTCCACCGGATTACATCTTAGAACGTGATATAAGCGGCAAGGCAATTCCTGTAAAGGAAAGGGTTGCGAAGATTGGCAATAGTGTTGTACCGATAATGGCAGAGGCACTTGTGGCTGCAAATTGTCCATATCTTATTGTTGGAGAGCGGATACCGAATATGGTGATATCGACAGAACAGACCGGACAGCTCCGGTTTGCGTAACTATTCCTTTTCACATACCGCATTTTTGGCAGCAATATTTGCCAGCATGTCACTCAGCACTACCAGATCAGCAGCGAGGATGGCAATTTCATCGTCAGACATACAGCCGGCAAGCTGGCAGGCGAGTGTTGAAAGAAAATAAAGGTTTGAACAGTTTTGCATGGGATCACCAGAGAGGTTTTATATATTTTATGTGTCTGCGGTGAAACTGTGCGAAAAATCTTTGAATTTTAGAATTAGATAACAAAACCAAGCGATCATATAGCACCTCCTATTATGTAGTGTATGCGGATCAAGTAACATTTATTTGTTTAGAATATGGTTTGGCAGAACAGACAATATATTTGTCGAAAAATGTGAACATTGACAATTGAATATAGCTGGTATGGATGCTATACTATGCATGAAAATGGGGGAGCGATATGGGAAAAGATAAGGAAAAGAAAGTAATATTTTCAGAAGAAATAGATAGTAGCATAGATGGCTTTGCATTAGGCATAACGTTTGTATTAGTGGCATTTTTCGAAGTCTATTTTAAGATATTTGGAAATAGAATGGTAGAGATTGTATTAGCAATTGGACTGTTACTTTTCGGAATTTTTGGAACATTAATAGAAATTGGGAAGATTAGTACAGATAATATCAAAGGCGGTGATGACCTAGTTACGGGACTGTTTCTTGCGGCTCCTTCGGTTTTTATAATCTTCAAGTTCAACAAGGTGATTTTAAATATTATTATGTTTATCGTACTTGCGTTTGGAATTTTTGGAGCAATGAAGGGAGTAATTGAGATCTTATATTCTTTAAAAATCAAAAGAAGAAAGACCGAAAATAAAAAAGTTGAGGTAATGCAGATTGTAGTGGCAGCTACTGAAGTGGTAGCGTTGGCTGTTGCGATAATTCAATTAGTCAATGAAGTTTCTGCATAAAGTTAATAAATAAAATAGTAGTATAAACCAAGTGCCAACCGGAGTACTTGGTTTTTTGTTGCTACAATGAAAGGGGGAATGTCTTGTGAACGAAGAGGAAGTATTCGAAATCTGCAATCAAGTAGACAGCTTCATAGCGGAATATTTGGCAGAGTCCATCGTGATCGGGACAAGCTACGATATGCTGGAAGCGCACCACGGTATTCTCCCAATCAGCAGGAATTGCTTTTACCGGAGGCGGCGGATTGTGCAGCGGATCATAAAGCAGAGGATGGGAAGCATTGAGGAGGAAAAGAACGGACAATTGAGGATGGTGTGGTAATTATAATGGAGAATGCTATCGAAAAATGTTATAATGAGTGAAAAAGAAGGGAGAGATTAGATGAATGCATACGAAGTGATTCAAAATTTGGCAATAGGTGTTGTGAGTGGCATATTTTCAGGCGTTATAGTTTCTATGGTGTTCTACATATTGGGTAACTACCAAAACGAGATTGAAGATGCAAAAAGAATTCTTATGCCGTTATATGAAGTGGTAGTTTTAGAAAAAGCTGTTCAAAAATATGGAATAAAAAACAGTAAAGAATGTATACAAATAATCAAAAAAGATGTAGATGAGGTAGCATCAAATTTAGATCCAAGCATATATAATTATAGCTTAAGAAGAATAATGTTTGATATCAATGAAATTATTACAAATGGACAATATTATAAAAGAGATGGTGCGGAACTGATATTTGATGAGAATAAATTGCACGATTTTGCGATTGCCATGCAACCACAATTAGATTCTCTAATTCAGTACGAACGCGATTTCAGAAAAGGCTTTACAGAAAGAATTATTAAGAGTAAATTTATGCTGATTATGGGGGGCGTTGTTATTGCAATGGTTGCAGTTATAGTAATTGCTTAGCAACACAAATTGGTACAAATCCATGAAATCTCCATGTTAAAATTACTATAGAGTAGTAATTGAACAGGGAGGGAGAAGCGTGGAAAAAGAAAACGAACTGAAAAAGGAGTATCTGCGATCATATACACCAGCGGTCAGTGCTGCGCGCCGGATAGAGGAAGAAATTGAGCAGTTGAGAGCAGACAAGATGGCACCGGCGCTTGTCATGGATGATATGCCACATGCCCATGATCAGAAAGATCTCTCTGACTACGCTGCAAAGTTGGACGAGCTGGAGAGGAAACTTATTAAAGCACGGTATGAGCGCATAGATCTATATGCAGATATATTCGCAGATATTGAGCGTTTAGAGGATGAGACAGAAAAGGCAGTATTGACATACAGATACCTTCGGAGACAAAGTTGGGAAGAAATCTGTGTAAAGCTTGGATATCAGTGGGCACAGGTCCATCGGATTCATGCCAGGGCATTGAAACATTTCAATCCGACAGGTGGATATTATGAGATTTTGATCAAAAAAATGAAAGATGATACACAATGATACACTTATCTGTGGTATGATTGTAGCGT